GATCGCCAAGCCTGGTCAACCATCTTGTCGGCGACGACGCCGGGCGGAGCTCCCTGCCTGGACTTCTCAATCGCAGCCAGGAAGCCGAGCGCACGCAGGCCGCGGCGGACCATCGACACCGGCGTATCGACGTAGATCGTCTTTCCGGTGTGGCTGTCCGTCCCGAGCTTGATGGCCCCCCACGGGGTATTGTCGTCGCCGTCCCAGCGGCCCCAGGACGCATAGTTGAGCGCGAACGCCCCGGCGAGCATGGCGGCCATCTTGCCGAGGGTCAGAGCCCGGAGCGCGATCGAGGCGGCCGCACTTGTGCCCTTTGCTCCCGATCCGCCGAATAGCGATCGCACGGCCCGCGATGTCATCGTTGTGCTGGCGGTTGCGAACGGCCCGATGCCGGTATTGCGGAGGAACCGCACCATGCCGTTTTGAGCTTTCTTGTTGTACTGGCCGGCCCACTGGTTCACGAAGTCTCGCAGGCCGGTTTCGGTTGACGGTACCAGGCCCTTCTGAGCGAGCCGGCGGTACGCATCGGCCAGGGTTACCCTCATGATGTCGCTCATGGCGTCGAGGTACTTCCCGCCCCAATAGGTCGGGTCGCCCATCTTGAGCGCTTCGGGCAGATCCTTGCCGTTGACGAAGTTGGCCAGCTTGTTCATCGGGCCGAACATAGAGCCCGATTCCATGCCAGGCGGTTTGATGGCGCCGATCTTCGCCAGGTTGAGGAGCTTCTTGCGGAACTCCATCGAGCCGGCCAGGCGGTTGTAAGCGTTGCGTTGCAGGTCATTCGGCCGGACGCCAGGTGCGAACGCCGAGAGGAACAGGTTAGTCCCGTGTGTCGTCGCTTCGACCGAGGATGCCAGGGCCGCGATCGTCGGCAGAGCGTTGATCGTCGCCAGGGCTTTCTGGTAGCCCTCAACCGGGTCAATCGCCAGCACGGCCCGAAACTCGCCGGCAATGTCGGGATGCACATAGGCCCCGTCGTCGTTTGGGCCGGCCGACTGCGTCCCCTTGGGCGGCTTGGCATCGGGGAAGAAGATGCCAGGCTTGTCGTCGAACGTCTTGGTTTCGCCGCGATTGCCCCACTTGAGCAGGCCGGCCGCATGCAGGTCGCGGTAAGCTTCGGCTCGAGCGGCGACCGGATACCCGCGACGGAACGTGTTCGCCATGATGGCCCGGTACGACGTTTCGTATGCGTCAGCGCTGCCGGTTGCCTGAACCTTGAACGGGAATTTGCCCATCCGCAGGTTCTTCAAGTTGCCGGCACCGCGAGTAAATACCGTCGTCTTAGTCGGCGACTCGCCGCCCTGCATCGCTTTCAGGTTGACCGGGTCGCCGGGAATCTGCGTCTCCGAGATAATCGGGTCCGTGTCGTCCATCCCTTGGGACTTGCGGAAATTGGCTTCCATGACCGGTACGACTTGCTCGCGTCGATCGGCCAGAATCTTCTGCATGCGAGGCGAGCCCAGCACACGCTTGTAGGCCGCGAAGTCAGGCAGTGCCGAGCCTGGCTTGCCAATGACGGTTTCGACTTCGTCGGCGAGCTTCTGGTACTTATCGGCTTCCTTTTGCTTGGCGGCCGAGGCGTCGCCGAACAGCGTCGATGCGTCGTCCCGCAGCGCGTCCGCTTTCTCCTGGTACACCTTGCGAATGTACCGGAGCCGTCGCTCGGTGAGGACGGCGCCAGCGATCGCGTCGGCGTCCTCGCTCGCCCCCTCGCCCAAGGTCAGGTCGGTGTAATAGTCGGCCGCGCGATCGGCCCACTCATTGGCGACCGCCCAGCGGGCCAGCGACTCGCCGGCCTGGCGGTTCATCCGCGTCGTCGAGGGCATCATCTTGCCCGAGATTCGGCCGAACGCATCGCGGACGTAATGCAATGCCCGCTTGACCTGTTCGATGGCTTGCTTCATCGCCGCCCGGTTCAATGGCACGTTCAACTGGCCCGATTCGCCCTGGACGAATTCCTTCGCCACGTCGAACAGCGATTTGCCGAAACTGTCAGTCGGCCGGCCAAGAGTCTCACGCTCGCGCTTGGCAACCATCGCCGGATGATCGGGGTCCTTTTTGATTGACTCCTCAGCGAGGAACTTGGCGGCCTTCTGTAGGTCGGCCGGCGTCGCCTTCCTGGCAAAGGTGGCCATCCTCACGCCGTCTTTCATGATGCTGTTGGGTTCGGCCGGGTCGATCGACAGCCCAAAGTCGTCCGGGTTGGCTGACTTCACTGCCGCTTCGATGTCGTCGAGGAATTCGCTGACGGTCTGATCGCCTTTGGGCATCATTTCGTCGGGACCGAGCGGCGGGGCTAACTGACCACTGGCGGCTTGAGGTACGGGCGAGGCACCGGCACCCCCGCCCCCTTCTTGAGCCCCGCCGGCTTCCGCGCTCGGCTGAGCAATCCCAGCCGATGGACTCTGGCCGCGTAGAGCGAGTTCAATGCCACGTCGAACGGATGCCGGCTCGATGGACTGAGATTTGGCGGATTCAAAGATGGCTGCAATTGCATGACGTTCTTCCTCATTGGGCGGGAGTAGTTCGGGCTTGTCGGCGATCATCGCCAGAAATCTCTCGAGTTCGGGCAGTTTGTCATGAAGCGTTTGGGCCGGGTCCATGCCGCGAGACATCGCCATTCGCGCGAGCCGTTCGATCGACTCCGCGACGTGGCCAACATTCTCCGGCGTCGGCCGACTGAGGGCCGCCTTGATGCGAGTCTGAAATCGCTCGACTCGATAGCCGAGGACTCTCTCCCGCCAATCCTTCGACATGCCGGCCTGGACCTGTTCGGCCGGCGGCGGAGCTTCGGGGCCCCTGGCGGCTTGCTGAGCCCGGAGGGCGGCCGCCTGGTCGCCGGCCCGGCGAAGCAGGTCCTTGGCCGCCCCGCGTCCTGGCGTTGTCGACGTCGAGCCGATCGGCCGCAACGTCGGGGGCGCGATCGGCCGCCCCTGCCCTGTTTGGGTTGCTCGAATCCGATCGAGCATTGAAACCGACCTGGCGGGCGCCTCTACACTCGCGTCTCGTACGTGGATGGCGTCACGGAGATCTGCGAGTTTGCGCCTCAGCCCCGGCTCCTTAGCCGTGCCGTCGATAGTCCGTTCGATCGCCAGGCGGTCGCTCTTGGCTGCGTCGTACTCATGCCGCAGCTTCATGCTCTTGTTGGCGAGTTCCCGCTTTTCGCGGGCCTTCGCTTCGGCGAGTTTGTTCTCAGCGTCATAGAGCGCTGTTTTCGCTTCGTTGATCCGCTGTTCGAGTGGTGCCTCAGCCGGCTTGTACCGGGCAGCCGTCTCCGCGTTCGGGAACTTGACGACGGCCGCCGGGTCGATGATGACCGGCTTGCCCTTGTACATGCCGACGTTGCCAGGGTGCAGGTCGGACGGATGGTAGCCTTGGGACCGGAGCGCGTCCCGCAGTTGCTTGGCGTACTTTCGAAAGACTTCCCGATCGCCGACCTTCTCGACTTCGGGCAGGCGCTCAACCTGCCAATCGCCGATTCGCTTCGTCTCCGTGGCTTGGAGCATTTCGGGCACGTCGGCCCGCTCGCCGGCCTTTGCGACCCGGATTATCTCGCCCTCCGGGGTCCGGTAGACGAAAGCCTGGTTTGGCTCGCCGATCGGCGTCGAGCCCTTGGGGACCGCAGCTGCGACTTCGGCGGCATGCGGCGAACCGCGGAGCTCCGCCAGCAAGGCGTCTCCGCCGGGTGTCCGGCTTTCATGAGCCCCCATCAAGTCGCCGCTCTCCGGGGCAGCTGCTTCTACCGTCTCCGGGGCCGCTGCCGGAGCCCTTTCGCCAACGTCCGGGGCAGGTGGCGGCTCGGAAGCGTCCACGGGCCTCTCCGGCGGCCTGGCGGGCGGTTCTTCGGGTGCCGCTTTGGCAGCTTCCGGGGGTGCCTGGCCGGGTTCAGGCTCGACGCCGCCCGTGCGGTTAGGGTCGAAGTCCTGGTCAGGGCGGGCCGTCTTGCTCCTAACTCCGGCCTTTTCGCCCATGAGGACCGACTTGGCCCAATCTACCCACTGGTAATTGATCGGGTCCCCGCCCCGATCGGGATGGAACTTGTTGGCCGCCTGCCGCCAGGCAGCTGCAACTTCTTCCGGCGTCGCCCCGACTTTGACGTTCAGGATTTCGCGGGCCATCTGGTCGGCCGCTTTGCTGGCCGCCGAGCCCGCCGAGGGCCGCTGTCCCCCTCCCCCACCAGCGGACCCACCGGACGGGCCAGCGTTGCCGCCTGGCTGACGGTAGCCGCCTGCCGTGCGATCGTACCAATCCTGCCATTGATTCCACTGCTCATCGGACCAGTCGCCCCGAGGGTGGCCACCGGGCGGACCTTCCCGAGGGCCGCCAGGGAATTCGGTACCCGATCCGGCCGGCCCTTCGCTGTCGGCCGCTTCGTTGAACAGTTCGACGAACCGGTCGACTTTCTCCTTGCCGGCTTTCTCGTTTCCGTGCATGAGCGAAAACGCGGCCCCGGTGAAAATCTCTTGGGCGATTTGCTGAGCGAACTCGCCCCGCTTCCCTTCGACCAGGTCCTGCAATGCCCCGTACCTGGTCTTGAGCCCGACTGCGTACCCCATGAAGTCGGTCAGTTGCTGGCCGACCGGGAAGCCGAGGCCCTGAGCGATCGCACGGCCGGCGACGGTGTCCTGAAACGGCAGTGTGGCGCCGGTCACCTTGGCGATCGCTCCGAGGGTCACCATTTGCAGGAACGCCGGAGCGAACTCCTGGCCGATGCCCTTCATGTCGAGGGGGTCACGTCCTTGCTCGGCATTCGATGCCATCGCTTGCGGCAGCCATGTCGTCGGCAAGGCGGCCGTCTGTAGGGCGGCCGTGCCGACCGCTTGAGCCGCCCGGCCGAACATCGAGGTCGCACCGAACGACGCGGCTACCGGTCCGATCATGCGGAACTGCTGGGCCATGCCAGGCAGTTGCATCGCCAGGTTGCCCCACGGGTGTTGCTGGGCGAATTCGCCACGCCGCTGCTGTTCGAGTTCATAGTGGGCGATCGTGCCGTAATCTTCGCCGGTCGCCGTGCCATTCTGAAACCGCCGTAGCGACTCGGCGTACATCGCGGCCCGAGGTATGTCGCGGCCGAACGCCGCCAGGGGAATCGTCGCCCCCGAGGTTGTCGGCTGATCGATAGCCGCTTGCCGGCGGGTCACGTCGAGCAGGTGTTCTTCGGGAGCGCGATCGACGAACTTCTGATACTGTTCCTCGCTCGGCTTATCGACCCCTTCGAAGTACCGGCCCCAATTGTCCATCGCTTCGCCGTAGCTCCGGCCGGCGATCGAATGAGTGCGGAGAAAGTCCCGCATCTTCGCCTCAGCCTGGTCCGGCGTCGTCCCCTTGCCGAGCCGCCAGCCGTCAACGCTGTTATCTGGCTTGGTGGCCAGGTACGCATTGCCGACCAACTCAGCGGAGGCAGGATTCGCCGCCGGTTCGGCCGGCTGAGTTCCAGGTGTGGCGGTGTCCACACCTGGAAGTACAGAAGCCTCCGATGACTCGGAGGCGTTGTTGTTTTCGAGGTCGAGTTCGTCAGGCATGGTCCGGCCCTAGTAAATCGTCCGAGGATTGAAGCCCATTTGCCGCTCTTTCTCCCGATCGGCTTCGCCAGGGAGTGCCGAGGCGGCCGGCGGCTTGCGGCCGGCGACATTGTTGTAGGTGCCGACCGGGTTGAGGTTCTTCACCCGGTCATTGATCGCGGCCCGGTCCTTGTCGCTGATTTGCGGGGCCGCTGGCTGTTGCTGTTGGCCGCCGCCGCCCGAGGATCCCTCAGACTGGCCGCCGATGCGTTCGAGCCGTTCACGGACCCGCTGATCGGCGAGGGCCTGGCGAACTTTGCGGGGCAACGCATTGGCCGGCCCGCCGTATTCGACGCCGTCGACTTTGAACTTGTCGATCGGTTCATCGGACTTGGCGAGCGCGTCCTCTTCTTTCTTCGTCATGTCGTAAACGTCGTGCTGGGTGAAACCGGCTTTGTGAGCCGCTTTCATCGTCGCCCCCATGCGGTCAACGATTGCCTGGTTCTTCTTGTCGAGCAGGTCGGCCGCGGAGGTCGCCCGCTCTTGCCTGGCTTTCTCGGCGATGACTCCGGCAATCAGTTGGCCCTTGATCCGCCCCATTGCGACGTCACGATGCGGGCCGTTTCGCATGTGCATCGTTTGGGCCTGAGCGATTGCATCGATTTGGCCCATAGTTTTCTGGTCGAGTCCAAAGAGGGCATCTTGCCCTTTCTTCGGCTCCGATCCGTCAGAGCCGGTCTTGTTGATGATGTTGCCCTGGCCGTCGCGGATGATCTTTTGAGTGTTCGAGCCGTTGCCGATCGTTTGCAGGGAGAAGAAACCGCCGGGAGGGACCTGGTCCTTGTTGGCGTCGCCAGGTGTGGCCCCGATCGACTCAGTGAGCCCGATCGGCATATAGTCCGGCTTGCCTTCCCCGCTGCCGCCGCCTTCCTCAGTCGGATTGCCGGCCAGAGCGCTGACGTAATCGGATACGCCGGCTTCGCCCTCTTCGGCGTTGTTTTCGATCGGCTGCCATTTGCCAGGCTCCGACTGGAAGAACGTCGTTTCCTTCCCGGTCCGTTCATCGACGTGCCGATACATGCGCTCGCCGAAACCTTGCGCGTCGAATTTGGCGTCCGCCTGATTCGCCGCCATCGCTTGAGCGCGTTCGTGCATCTGGCCGACTTGCTGTTGCAGGACGGCCGCCTGGTTCGCCGACTGTTGCTTGGCCAGGAGCGGCTGACGCTGAGCGTTGACCCGATCGTAGAGCGGCTTAAACTCTTCGTCGGTCAGCGTGTTTTCGTCTTTCTGATTCTGCAACCCGGCCAGGCCGGCATTGAGCTTGTCGAGCCGCTGAGCGTCGGCCGTCGTCCACGGTTCGGGAACTGGCGGTTGCTGGTCGCCCCCGAAGTCGCCACCCGACCCGCCCCCGGTGAAGTCGAAGTCATCTTCCATGTTCCGCTCCTACGCGATCCTGAACGCGATGACGAATGAGCCCTTAACGATGGTAGTCGGGCTTGCGTTGTTGGCGACAATCTGTGCCCAATTTAGCGTCACGTTGCCAGCGTTCGCGCCATTGAGGAGGCCAGTGAATCGAATGTGTCCAATCACAGTCACGCCGGCCCCAGGAGCCGCAAAGCCCTGGTCTGACGTCGGCGACGTGCCCAGCGATTCGCCGGCCGTTTGCAGGTTGCCGCTCGTCGTCGCGGCCGAGGCCAGGCCGATGTTGGTATCGAAGCCGAGGCAGCTAGTCGGAAAGCTGATGTTGACCCGGATATCGCCCGTCGAGTTGCCAGTGACGCCGAGGCACCAAATAGCAACCCACTGCTCATTAGCTCCGATCGGGAACAGAAGCTCGGAGTCGGCCGTCGCGGCGGCCGTGTTCTGGCGATTCTCATTCGCCTGTTTCATCACGATGTACGGCGTACCGGCCAACTTGCCGCGGAGTACGTTGGCGATCGTGTCCCAAAGCAGGCCCGTCGCGGCGCCCGTTGACGGCGTCAGCAGGACGTTGGACCCGGTCCCGACCGCGAGCCTGGCGTCCGTCGTCGAATAGACGTGAATGTCGCCCTTAGTCGTCAGCGGACTTGTGAAGCTTCCCGTCGCGCTCAGCGTCGTCCCGCTGAAACTCAGCCCGGTACCTAGCGAGCATTCGGTGTAACTCGAACCGGACCCCGAGTCCCCTGAGCCGATGAGCTTCGAGTTGGCGGCCGCGTTCTGGATCTTGGCCAGGGTCACCTTCGTATTGCCGATCGTGATGATGCCGCCGTTGTCGATCGTGGCGTCCCCGGACATCGATACCCACTGGAAGCCGAACGTCGCCGAGGCTTTCACCACGATGAATTGAGCATCGGTGCCGACCGGGAACCTGGCATCGGCCGAGGAGTAGGCCCAAATATCGCCCTTCGTACTCAGCGGCGAGATACCACTTGCGCTGCCGCTGGCCGCGAATGTGACCCGGCCCTGTTGGTCGATCGTGACCGTGGCGTTCGTGTAAGTCGCCGGGGTTACGGCCGTGTTCGCCAGGTTGACGGTACCAGAGGTCGAAATCGTCCCGCCAGTCAACCCGGTGCCGAACGTGATCGAGGTAACCGAGCCGGTACCAGGCGTGTACCCGAGGGCCGCGATTATCTCGGTCCCCGTGCCGTTGTGGGCGGCCGTGAGCCGGCCATCGACGCCGACCGTGAACCCGCCAAGGGTGTAAGCGCCAGCGCTTACAGTCGTCGCCGGCAGGCCGCCGGCAATCTGGTACGCATCGGGCGACGTTTGCTGCAAGGTGCCATTGCCGATCAAGGCATTGAGAGCAAGCGCAACCTGTTCGTAGAACCTGGTCAGGACCGGGTCATCGACAGTCGGAGCGTGAATTAGCGAGGTCGGAATCGCCATCGGTCACCCTGCCAGGTCCCACATCGCATTAGCCATCGCCGGATTGTTCCAGTCGAACTGGCCCACACCGTTGTAAGCCGACCCGCCCTCATAGCCGGTCATCATCGATCGCTCGAAATCGAAGTTGTCCGTCCCGCCGCCGCCGGTGTTGAACATGCCGCCGCCCGATCCGCCGGCCGCAAACGGGTCCCAATTGTTCTGATTCGTCGCCCCGGCGTACCCGAGGCCAGGCCCGTGCCCAACGTCCCAGGCCGGCGTCCCGCCGATGCCGCCGAGGATCGAGCCGGACCCACTCCCGCCGCCGCCACTGCCGCCCCCGCCGCCGCCACCCGAGCCGCTGGTGGAATTGGATTGCTGGCCGTACAGGTTGCCGAACGTGTTGGCGAACCGGTACCCGCCGAGGGTGTTGCCCATCTGGCCGAAAAGCTGGTTCTGCTGTTGCAGGCCCGCCATCCGCGTCTGTAGGCCCTGAGTGCCCAGGTTCGCCTGGTACCCTGCGAGCGTTTGCGCCAACTGAGCCCCGAGCGAGCCGTAAGCCTGGCCGGCCGCCAGAGCATTCTGGTTTTGCAGGTTGCCCCGGAGAGTCGTCGAGCCGAGGCCGGCATTGATTAGGCCCTGGTCGGTGTCGCCCCGAGCCTTCGCAAAGGTCCGTTCGATCGCGTCGGCCGCCGGGCCGGCGACGCCCCAATTGCCGTTCTTGCCGAGGGCCGCCCCCATGCCGAGGGTGTTCTCTATCTGGTGTTCGAGGTCGGTAAACCCGCCGGCAATCTGGTTCGTCTGATTCTGCGAGTTGGTAATCCCGTTGTTGTAAGCCCCGAGAATGTTCGAGTAGTTTTGCTGGTTCAGGTCCAGCAATTGGTTGTACATGTCCATCGCGCCCGGCAGGGCGACGGGACGGGAACTCGAAGAGGAGAAAGACCCTGGCATTAGTAATTCCTCCCGCGGACGCGGCCGCTGGTCTGGATGATCATTCGAATCTGCTCAAGCTGCCAAGCGTTGGTCGAGGACAATTCGACATAGATCGAATAGCCCGAGGCGTCAATGGGACTGGTCGGGTTGCGGCCCGCTGACCAGGTCCCCTCGTCAACCGGGTCATTGCTGGTCGCCTCTTCGGCCGTCGAGCCAACGAAGATCTTGTAGGTGACTTCCTCGCTGGTTTCCGAGAGGACGGCTTGCAGGGTTTTCAACAGCATTTCGTCCAGTTCGGCCGTGTTGAACGGCCCGAAGAGAACCTTGCTGTCGATCGGGATATTGCCATCATCCTTGGTCGCATTCCTGTTGAAGCTTCGAACGTAGCCGTCCCAGGAGCCGAACAGGGCGACCCGATCGGTCGGCAGGTTGCCGTCGAAGATGACGCAGCAAAGCGGGTTGTGGTACTTATTGCGGAACTTCTGCCGCCACCAGGAATTTGTCCGCCACTCAAAGAACAGGTGTTCGTCGGCCTGAGTCGGTTCGGCCAGCGTCGTCTTAAACAGGTGCATGCCCTGAAACTGATCGTCCCAAATCAGGCGAATGCCGACTTCGCCGGTATTCGTGTCCGTGATCAATTGTTCGATCGGTTGGGAGATCCGCTGCGGCTCCGCCTGGCTCGGATTGAAAACGTAAATGCCCATCTTGTTCGAGACGAAATACACGTTTCCGTAGGGGTCCCGACACCAGCACTTGCCCCACACTCCGCCGATCGTGTCAGTGACGAGATCCAGCTTGCCGCCGGAGCATGGGTCGCCGGTCATGATGTAGATGCTGTGATCGCCGAAGAAGATGAGCCGGTCATCGTTGTAAGCGCACAGCGAAGTTACCACGTCGCCGATCAAGCCTTGCGGGGAGTTCTCGCCGGCAATGGCTTGCGTCGAGACGAACGGCGTCGGGTTGGTGTCCATGTTTTGCGGGTCATTGACCGCCGTCATGAACCAGCCGTACGGGTCGAGAAGCCATCCTGCCAGAACAGTGCGACCCCGCCAGGTTTCAATTAGGCGGGGTGCATTGTTTCCGCTGTCTTGAGGGAGGGTGCCAGAGTTAGCCACCCAACTCTCAACCGTGTCGGTGACCGGGTCATAGTAAACCCAATTGATGCCGTCCGCGAACCAGAGCCGCTGAACATTGGGCGCCGATCGAATGATGCCGTCGAAGTTGAGCGGCGGGGTATTGCCGGTGTTGTTCGTCGGCTGAACCCAAGCCGTGTCTCCGGCCCGCAATCGGTAGGGGTCGCCCTTGCCGCAGCCGACGAGAGTTACCACGCGGCCAGAGTTCGAGAATTGCACGGCATCCCCCTTGGTCACGATGAGGGCCAGTTCCTGAATGATCCAATTGCGAACGACAGGGGTACTGAGCCACTTCGTCAGGGCCGGCCGACTGCCGCCCCGCGCTCGATGCGCTTCAGCGTCGAATACCCGCACGTTGACGGCGTCGCGGGTTGTGCGGGCATAGACGCTCTGGTCCGTCGAGACGGGACGGGGCGATTGCTTCCAAAAGGCGGATGACTGGTCGAGGCCAGCCGCCGGAAAGTGCAGATCGATAGTCTGCTGGTCGGCCATCCTTGCCTCATGGGAACGTGTACGTCGTCGTATCAGGGTTGCCGGGGAACCCGACCCCGGTACAGGTGTTTTCGGGCGAGTCCTCGCCCGTGCCGTTGATGCAGCCAATCAGGATCGAGCCACGCTGGCCGTAGGTGATCAAGATTGGCGGACTCATTTCGCGGCCGGTGCAGGCCCGAGGAACGATGTTCGGATTCGACACCCAATCGCCAGGGCTGACGAACGTCGTCCCGGTGTAGGTACTCGACAGCCAGGCCGGATGCCCCGGCGTCGAATTGTCGTTGTAAAACTTCTGGACCTGGCACTTCCAATTCCTAAAGCCCTGAGCCGTCGAGGGAGGCCCGCACCATCCGAGCGCGATGCCTGTCAACGTCGAGAGGGCCGCGAGCAGCGTCGGGTTCATGTAGCAACCGTGAACGCTGAAAGACGGATTCGTGCCGTCGAGAGTGCCGCCCGTCAGGTGCAGCTGCCCGATGCAAGAGTAAAAGCCGAGGACGCAGATACCGTGCGGAGGGGCCAGCACTTTGCCAGGCTGGATGCCGGAGCCGCCCTTGCGTCGTTTCTTCTTGGGCGGTACGCGGCCCTCTTGCGGTTGGTCCGACTGGTCATCGCTATTCGGGTCCCACAGGTGGACGCCAGGCGGCCAGAGCGAGGACGGGCCAGGTGTGGAAGGATCTTCGATGCCAGGGCCAGGAGGGTCCTTGTTGTCGAGCAGGAATCCCGCCGAGCCGTTGACGACGATGTTCAATTCCTGAATCAGCGTCGAGCCGGCGGGGATTCGGCCGGCGACCAGGTGAGTCGTCCCAGGCCGCGAGCCGCCGCGGTCCCGATCGGTGACCGGTTCGAAGCCGTAAACATTGAGAGCGTCGCGGGTGGTACCCGGACGCTGAATGCCGAACCCCTGTTGCAGGTCGATGCCTGCCAGGGGGAATGGCATATCGGTGACCATCGGGAGTGGAGTTCGCTTGGCCACTATTTCACCACGATGTAGCCGACCTTCGTCGTCGATTTCGAGCCGCTGGCGTTCGTCGCCGTCATGGTCACAGTCTTGGCACCGGTCGCTTGATACCGATGCGTCGGGTTAGGGTCCGCCGTCGATGTCGTCCCGTCGCCAAAGTCCCAATCCCATTTGGTCGGCGATCCGGTCGAGAGGTCCGTGAAGCTCACCAGGTCATTGATGGCCGGGTTGAGCGCGTCGGCCGAGAAGTCCGGTACCGGGATGGCCAGCGACGGAATCGGGTTCTTGAGCGACAGGCCGCCCCCGAGGGGATTCGGACCCATGCCGAACGGGCCGGGGATGAGTGGCGACATGTCGCCTCCTAGTAGGGCCAGTAGAGCGCGTTGAGGCCGGTGAGGTTGGCGCCAGTGTCCACCTGCAATTGCAGCTTGCGACAGCCCTTGCTGGCGACGAGCAAATGACCGCCCACGTCGCCAGTCGGCGAAAGGATTTCGTTCGACACGTTCGCATTGCCGGTGACAATCGTAATCGTGTCCGCGAAGAAGTACGTCGAGGGTACCAGGGTGCCGTCAACCCCGGTGATGTTCCCGAGGACGGCCGCCACTTCGACCAGCAGAATGGGAATCCACAGCGCGGGCTTGGGGCTTGAGCCTGGCACGGGCCGAATCCTCTTCCAGCCGTAAACCCGCATGCCAGTAACGACGGCATTGTTGGCCCCGGTGCCGATCGGCAGAATGCCGACTCCGCTGGGAACCGTCACACCTTCGCCCGTCGTCAGGTTGATGACGCCGTTGCCGGTCGGCTCGGTTGTCGTCGAAATCAGCGATGGGAACGTAGCATCGGCGAGGTCGGTCGCACACCAGAGAGTTAGCTCGCCGGCCATCGCTTTCAGAATCGTATCGGTCATCGCTTGCTCCTTACGGAAAGGGCCGGCAGGACCATCCTGCCGGCCCGGTAATGGCCCGCCGAGTGCTGCCCGTACCGGGTGAGGGATTTGGGGCAGCGTTCTCGGCGGGTTAGCTCGAACCGGCGATCAAGATTCCGCCAGGTGTCTCCTGAACTTCCTCAGCCGGCGTAACAACTGATTCGTCCAAAGCCGGCTTTTCCTCTTGCTTCTTCGGGGCAATCCGAGCGATCGCCTCAGCCAGCTTTTGCTTGCCGTAGACCATCGACCAGGCTTGCAACTCTACGGCCCGTTCGATGGCTTTCTCAGCCGGCATATCGACCGGCATCATGGCCGCGATCATCGAGCAAATCTGCCCATCGTGCATCGGCGTCTGAATCACTACCGGCTGACGCTGGCTGCCGAGGGCGGCCGCTTTGCTCAGGTGTTTCCCGATGTTGTTCGACATTCGAAATCTCCTCACCCGGCCAGGTGTGGACATGTCCACACCTGGAACTTGAAAAGGTTAGTACCCAAAGAACTCAAGCAGGAACTTGCCAGCCGTGTACGTCCCGACTGTCCCGGCGGCGCCGCATGTCAGGTAGACGTACTGATCGGCGGCCGGCAAATCCTGAATGTGCTTTACCGTGCCGATCGTCCAGGCCCCGCCCGCTGTGACGAGGGCCGTCTCAGTCAGGGCCGCAATGCCGTCGTCGAACTTGCCAGTCGCTTCCGTGGCGGAGTACAAGTCGATGTCTGTAACGCCGGTCAGCGGAGCTTCGAGGCAGGTCATACGGCCGTAGAGAATCGTGCCGAACTGAGCCGCCGTCGCCTGGAAGAGGTAAGCGGCCGAGGCACCCTGGCCGATGATGTCCAGGTCAGTCGTCGAGGAGCCGAGCCCGGTCAGGTCGATAAGGACCTGAACCTTCTTGATGCCGCCGAAATTCTCGACGGCCGTTTTGCAAACCGTTCCCGTCCCGCCAGTGATGCCGGCGGCCGGCCCGGTCGTGATGTTCTGATTGTCGAGCGTGCCGAGTTCGGTCGCCGACAGGCTCGCCAGGGCCGCATACTGAGCCAGAGAGAGGCTGCCCGTGCCGTAGTCGGCGATCTTCCGCCAGTAGTAATTCGTGCCGTCGTACACCGAGCAGAGCAGGATGAACTGGCCGGGGTCGCTAAAGACGAACGTCGTCTCGCCGGCTTCCGTGTAAGCGGTCGAAAACGTGACGGTAATATCGCCGCCATCGGTCCGCATGTACAGAAGCAGAAGCGCTCCGGCCCGCGTCGGGTCCAGCACGGTTCGAGTTTCGGCGGCTATGGAAACCAGCGGGAAGGTACCCAGGCTTCGAGTGCAGGCGATCTTGCCAGCATTGCCCGGATCGGATTGTTCGGGGCCTTTGAAGGCGTCAGCAGCTACGCGATGTCCCGACATTTTCGAACTCCTTTAGTATTGGACACCTTCAAACGTGACCTTTGCATCCGTGTACCGTTCGATCCAGCCGCGGCCCGCCGCGTCGGCATCGGAACGGTCCAGGTTGTAGCCCAGGTTCTTCGGCTTGCGATTGGCGTCGAGGTCGATCGACGTTTTGAGTTGCACTGCGAACTCCGCCGCATGGACTTCCGCCGTGTTGTCGATGACTTTCTCAGCCACCGACAGACAGGCTTCGAGCAACGTCTCCGCGTGCTCAGGGCCGCCGTAGGCGTACGGTTTAGTGCCGGTGAGGTAATCGGCGAGGAGGTAATACTGCACTTTCAACCCATAGTCAGCGTCAGCCGTTGGCCAGAAGTGCAGCTGCGATTTCTCCGCACCGGACTGCGACGTGCCTTTGAGCGTTTCCAGGGCGACGGCTTTCGGCCGGCCCGTGGTATTCGGCCAGCGAGCCTCTTGCTCCAAGATCGTGGTAACCGACCCGATTTCCAGGCAGGTGTACGCCGTGCCTTGCGGCGTCGCAATGACAATCTTCGGGTCCATGCCGCCGAAATCTTCGGGAAGCTCGACAGTGTTTTCGCCGCTCGAGAGAGTCAAGTCGGCGACCGGTACCATGAACGACCAGCGATGGCCGCAGTAGTAGAACTTCCGCATGCCGCCTTTGATCGATCGTTCGATGTTGTCGAGTTGCTTTTGCGTCCACGCCCGTTGCTTGAACTTCGCACCGCGACCGTAGCCGAGGAAGAACCCCACATCGGCTTGCAGCGCGTCGAAGGCAACGGCGAGAGTGGAAATCGACATTTACTTGCCCATGCAAAAGCTGCTGGTACCCTTCTTCACTCCGGCGTGATTGCCGGCACTGCTCATGCGGCCGCCCGTGGCCTTCTTCTTCGTGATCTTCGGCACCATGCGGCGGGTACCGGCGCCCTTCATCTTCTTCATTGATCGCTCCGTTAAGACTCGCGGCCGGCGGCCAGGTTGCCCCAGCCGCCGGCCATTCCAACAGGGTTTACGAGCGCGGATACAACTGGAAGCACCGCCAGGCATCAAGAGCCATGACGGCCGTCGTACCGGAGGCGTCCGCCACACAGGCCGCGATGAGCCCGAGAGCGTTGGCGTCCAGGTTCGTCTTGGCGACGAGTTGAGCGTTGGTCATGTACGTTGACGATTCGACGTTATCCACGAAGAACCGCACGCACTTGGCAGCGTTGGCCGGGTCGGGATCGTACACGATACCGACCTTCATGAATGTGTAAGCGGCCGCCAGTGTGCCGATGCCCGCCTTGATGTTCGACCAGGCCGTAGCCCGATCGGAGTACACCGCATCGACGACGCCAAGAGCATCTTCGCCCTTGTAGAAGCCGATGAAGCTCGCGGTATTGGTCGGCGTCGCGGAGGCGGCATTGAACGGAACGCCCGTCGCCAGGGTCCATTGGTCGGTTTCCGCCAGGCCGATGATCAAGCCGAGGGTGTCGGTCAAGAGCGTGTTGACGGCGAACCGAGCCTCAAACCACAGCTTGCCCGAGGTCGAGGCGAGCCCGGACATGAAGAACGACGGGTACGCTTGGGCGATCGAGCCGGAGTCATTGTCGCTGTCGGGGTTGAACGTCAGCAACGAGCCCATTTGCTCGATGCTGTTCCAACTCGACACCGGGACGACGGTACCGGAGGCCGTGTGAAACAGCTTGTATCGGCCGAAACCGATCTGCGTTGTTTGCGTGCCGATGAGCGGGAAGTCAACGAATTCGTCCTCAATGAACACACCAGGCGTAGTGCCTTCCTTGATGTCGTTCACCGGACAGTCGCCCCAAATCGCGGGCGACCAGCAACGGTTTTGGTCAACCGTGCCATTCTTGAGAAAGTCAACCGTGTTAACCGACATGGTTCGCTCCTGAAATTTGAGGGTCCGAGTCCTTGGGGTCCAGGTGTGGACACTGTCCACACCTGGAAGGGTTACGGCGGTTAGGCCGGCATTCCGGTGTCCTTGGCGATGACGAAATGCCGACGACGGTCGCGGGTCAGCCACTGCAAAGAACTGTCAACGTGATTCACGCTGACCATGTGTTGGCCGGCCATCTTCGGAATGACCGTCTCCTTCAACCACAAGCCGCGGAGGCCGGCAGTTTTGAACTCGCCCCAATTGATGCCATAAATCGGGTCCGTCGTATCTTCGTCCAACTGAGGCACCCAGGTAATCGGAACCCGGCGGAAAGTCGGCCGCCCGTCCATCGCGTCAACGTCGAAGCCGAGGTCATCGTTTTGAGCCGCGAGAACGCGCTTGCAGGCCGTGTAAGTGCGGTACGTGGTGTAGAACCCGTAATCGTCGCCCGTGTTGAAGGTCGGCGTCCCCTCAACCGGCGGCTCAAAGTAGGTGAAGTCGGCCGCGCGAGCCCAGCGCTCAACTCCGTCGTCCGGCGTCATCTGAGCGTACTGGTCGGTGTAATTCGCCCAGGCCGGATAGATGACGGGGTCGATCGAGCCGACCGTGGTATAGCCGCTCGGCACCGTGCCGTTGAAACCTTGGGTGTTGGACTTCACGATCCAGTACGGAGCTCCGTACGGGTCCGTGTTGTTTCCGGCGGCCGGACAACGCCAGAAAGCCCGTTCGAACTTCTTGATGGCGGAGACGAACGCCGCGATCCGGCGAGCCCGCATCAAATCGACGATGCGGCGAGCCGAGCCGTTCATGACGACTTCGCGCTCATCCATCGCCCAATTCCAGGTAATGTGGCGCCAATCGGTGTTACCCTGCGTAAACAGGTTCTTTTGATTGACGTTGTCGGTGTTGTAGAGGCCGACGAAATCGGCGGAGCCGTTGTCGTCGATCATCACGTCCCACTGGACGCCCCAGCCGGCCGAATAGAAATCGACCCGCGACTTCTTCATGAGCCGACTCATCGCAATGTAGCGCTGAAGCGGAGACGAGATATCGGTGAACTTCAATTCACCGAGTTCTCGGAGGCCGGTTACCATCAGGTCAGCGATGTTCCCGGCTTGCAGGGTAGCTGGCATGATTCACTCCAAAGGGTTAAGGACGCTATCCGTGCGCTCCATTGCGCCGGGATTTACTCAGGCATGGCGGGGTCCGCTTCGGACCCCATATCGTGATCCTTCAAATACTGCGAGACTGCGGCGACCGCGGCGGCCGTGCCCTTCGGAGGGGCGACCTTGCGGCCAGTCGGTGCCGTCGTCGTCGCATTCCGCCATTGCTCCTCAGTGACGGCCGGCGTCTGCCCAGGGTGAACATCGAGGGGGCGATTCAATTGCGGAGCGTTCGGGGCCCCTGGCTGAGCGGCGGGCTGTTGGCCGCCGAGGAGGGCCGCCAGGTGGCCGTAGAGTTCCTTCGTTCGCTGGGCGATGGCTTGCTTGATCGGCACGTCCTTGATCGGACTCGCCTGCAACGATGCGACGATTTGCCGGCGAATGTTCAGGAGCGGGCTGTCCTTGGGAAGCGCTCGACTTTGGCCGGTGCCGAGAATGGCCGCGTACTCCGGGCCGGCGTCGGCAAAGCCCTGGTCGATGTCGCCCATCGTTTGCCGCGCGTGTTGATCGCGGACGACGCCCGCAACTTCGTTGTGCGAAGATTCGAGCTTGGCGATTCTCTCGAGAAGTAGCGGCACTTGGGCCGCCAGCTTGAACGCGGCGGCGGCCGGCTTGGGCCAATCCGCCTCAGTCAGCGGAGTGCCGTCCGAGTTGGTACCCCAATCGATCGCCGGTGCGGTCGGTTGAGTTTGAGTTGGCTGTTGTCCATTCCCGCCAGGTGTGGCGGGGGCCACACCTGGCTGGGCCGATCCGTTCGGAGCCGTGTCTTGGCCACGGTTACCGAGCGCATCGTGGACGGCCTGCCGTTCTCCGGTCTGTTGGAACGACAAGGCTCGGTCGAGTTTGGCGTCTCGAATAGCTTCGCGGAGGTCGGCCGCCGAAAGTTGTTCGGCATTGTCGACGCCCCATTGCTTAGCCGTTGCGAGCAGACTGGCCGGATGACTCGCCGGGGTGTTGGGTGCATCATTGGAAGTCGTCACGAACTTACCATCGGCCGCATGAGCGCGGCCGTTGGTGTCGAAAGTTGTCGCACCTACCTGAATTGTGCCGGTAGGTTGCCCGTTCATGCCCGTGTCAGGAGCAAGGTCGGGGTAGTCGTACTGTTCGGCCAGCAATTGGGCCGGGGACTTCTGAGGAGTGCCTGCACTGGCTAGTTGGGTCACCGCATCCTGCAATTCTCCTCACCCGGTATTGCGAGCAATCCTAAACGCGAGCCCCTTCGCCGTCAAGTGTTTACGATTAAACCTTTGCACATGCAGGCCCCGGAGTTGGCAATCCAGTACGGTGCCTGAGCCCCTGAACCAAGCCGCAAACACAGGATTTCACCCGGTAGCATCTTCCCGAAGATGACGCCGCCGGTCCCCGTTTTAACTTCGACATAGTTCGTGTTGTCGAGGTTCTTGAGGAACGCCCAACCGGGCGACGTGCATTCGCCGAGGGGGATGGCTTCCTCGCTGGTACCGACCGAAACCTTGACCTTTGTGGTCTTGAGGCTCGACACGTTGGCCAGCATTCCGACGACTTGCTCAAACTCCGGGTCATCGAGCCCGTCGTCAAAGGTGAGCTTCGCATCGACGGTGACTTCGTCCGACTTCATCCACCAGGCCAATGCCGTGATGGCCGTCAGGATGAGCATGAAGATCGTTCGCATGGGGTTCCCTCCTTGGACGCAGTAATAACGAAAGGGGCCGGCCCATTCAAGGCCGGCCCCGCAATCGTCAGCCGTTGTCGGCCGCAACGAATAGCCAGGAGAGGATATCGCCGACAGTCAGGATGGCGATGTTCTGGCCGTTGATGACATCGATAATGATGGCGCCGGTTGTGGTGATCGTCACTCGAATGTTGCCGATCGTTCCCGACCAATACGGCCCCCGAGGCGGCCATTCGCCGGTCCAATTCGGCGGCGGCACAGTCGGAGGGGGTTGCTGGAATTCGCTGTAAAACTGGCCGTTGGCGACCTGCCCGAGAGAGAATTCGTTCACCGTGCCATTGTGGGTCACCTTCAAGACGAGTTCGAACATAAGCGTTTCTCCGTTACGGGCGACGGAGAGGTTATAAACGAAGCGAGCCGGCCCGTGAAGGCCGGCCCGATCGCTCTGGAACGCATTGCCGTCCCTTAGTAGCCCCAAATGGGCTGAAACTGATTGCAGTTATTGCCCATGCAAACCTGCTGGTACCCGACGATTCGCAACTGAGGCGGAGCGGCCGCTTGGGCGGCCGGAGCCGATGTCGCGGCCGGCCGGCCAGGCAACTCCGGCGGAGGAACGGTCGGAGCCGGATAGGTCACATAGCTGACGCAGTCGGGCTGAGCGGCATACTCAACCGTGATCGACTGGTGATGCCGGCGACCCCGCCGAGACTCTACGCGCTCTTCACGACGCTGCGAGAGGCCGAGCCCGACGTGGCCGCCACTGCCGCCGTTGCAGCCGTTTGACTGGTATGTTCGCTGGCCGGCATTGAAACCATTGCACCCGCCGGACTGGCCGGCGACGTACCCGTTGCAACCGCTTCCCTGGATGACGGGGAAACCGTTTGTCACCGGATAGCCGTACCCAGCGATATAGCCGTTGCAACCGTTCCCCTGGACTTTTGGGGCCTGGTTAATCGGCGTCGGCCGAGGAGCGGGAATATCGGTCGGGTCAACGCGGCCGTCGTCCGAATATCGCTCGCGCGGGACTGACGGCTCAGCGCTCACCTTCTGGCCGACCAGGCAACTGCCGACACAGGCAATGACGGTACCGACCAGGGCGAAGGCGAAGAGTCGAGGCAGGACATGAGAGCGGACCATCGCAGATACTCCTTTGATCGAGAAGAGACTTTCCATTCGTTCGACAAGGTTACAGCTTGATGCCCTTGGCGGCAAGCCGAGCTTGGAGCTTCGCGGCGAATCGATCGAGCATGCCGTCAACGAACTTGTGAAACCTAACGACAAGCCCATGTTGAACCGGGTTCGAGATAAGCGAATCTTCGAGCAATCCGAAGAATTCGTCAATCACCATCTTAACCGGCCGGTTCGTCGGCAGGGGCGGCGGGACTGTTGGGTCCGCGGCGACTTCGACCACCGGAATATCGGCAGCGGTCGCAACGGGGATTGTGTCGCTTGTGTCGGCCATCGGCTTCTTCTCCCTGAAAAACGCAAGAGGGTCAAACTTCATGAGTCACCTACGGTTTGAGGACTGGCGGGCAGTAGGGGTCCTTGGGGTCCCTGCCCGGTTTCTTCATGGCGATAATCGACGGCCGATTGCCGCCGCCGAATAGGTGTTGTTTGTCGAGGTACACCCGGCCATTCTTCCACGGACCGAAGTTATAGCCCCATGAGTTCACGTTGTCGAGGACAACGCGGCCATCGGGCAGCTTCTTGATGCCATCGGCCATCATGCAATGATTCGACGGCCCATCGGTGTGGCCGGCGACCCCGTATTGGTCGAACTTGTAGAAGGTCGGACCAACCTGGATGCCGTAGGCGATGACATAGCGGCCGGTGAGGAGGGCCGAAATCGCTTCGTCCCACGTCGAGCAGCGGTAGCCATCGTCGAGCTTGAACCGAGGAGCTTCCTCATTCGCTTCCGACTTGTACTGCCGAGGATAGAACGGCGTCTGTCCCATGATCGAGAACGGAGAGCATCCGTGCTTTTCCAGGGCGCCGAGGATGGCTGGAACGCTCGCCCCTTCATCCTGCCCGCCGTTGATCCAGCCGTAGAGGTAGCCAGGCGACAGCTTCACGTCTTTCATGCCGGCGAGGACACGGAGACGACGCAGGCACCCGGCCCCGCCGTTGGCAACGCAGGAGTTGTAACCGTTCTGGTCGAGAATCCAGTCCTTGCCGCCGAAGATATTGCGGCGGTTCAGATCGTGCCATTCGCTCTGAGGAAAGACCGGATTCGAAGAGGCGTACTGAGGCACCGCGGCGAGCATTTGCTCGGTCGCCGGCTTGCACGTCAGCATGCGAGCATGTTCGTCGCCATCGACCCATTCGCGGCCGCTGGCGTCGCGGAGCATGCGGACTTCCCGGCCGCGATCTACAACCGTTTCCGAGGGAGCATCCGGCAGCGGGTCCGGCAGTTTGCCCATGTGCCGCGTCAACGTGGTAGCCAACGAGCGATCGTCAGTCGGCAGGCGAGCGCAATACACACACTTGCCGTCCCGCCGCAAGATGAGCATAGCCGGAGCTCCGCCGGCATGCTCTAAGAGAGCATCGTAGCCCTGTTCTTTCGTCCAACTGTCCGTCATGCCGCAGAGGGTGCAATGCCCATCCGCTTTGAGCGCACGCATGAGCGGGCCGTCGGTGATCAAGGCTTGCGGAATCGAGTTAGCCGAGTCGTCGAGGATGATGACGACGTATTCGCCGCTCGAGTCCCCCAGCATTCGAGACTCGACAATGCGGTCAGCCAGGCCGGCCAGCAACAGGATGGCCAGCATGACGCTGGCCCCGAAGATCGCACCTTTGATCCGGTCCCATTTCCAATTCATGGCTTCCTCACTGCGCTGCGGGCGGCCGCACGGGCGGTCACCACGGTAATAACGATGTTGAGAATGAGGAGGGCCAGTAGCGCTCCGAGCAGGTACGGCCCGAACTTATAGATCAGGTACATTTTGATGCCGGCTTTCACGGCTTCGAGAACCAGGCCGAGGATAGCAGTGACGAATACGCCCTGAACTTTCGGGTCAGGATCCCCGAGCTTGTTTTGCCGGTCGAATTGCTTCCTCGCTTCGGTGACCTGTTCGGCCATTCGCTCATCGACGATGCGACGGACCAGGCCGACCTGGTCGGCACTCAGCACTTGCTGCGGGTGCAGAAGTTGCTTGTCGTCGTCCTGGTCGGCCGCCATCACCTGATGGATAAGGACGTTTTTGGCGACCGTATCGCACGGGCCAGGAGGCTCGCCGAGGGCGATCGCTGATGCACCGGCCACCAGGCCGAGAGTCAGGGCGGCGCCAATGAGCAGGATTCCGACGTACGCACAGAACTGACGCATGGGAGGCTCCTTGCCGGGTCAATCTTGGGGAGGCGGCCCCAGGTCAATGACCCCGAAGTATTTGAGGACACCGAGCACGAAAGCGATTGCGACTAGGGCGACGATAAGAGAGTCGGCCCAATGCGGCAAGCCCGAGAACGCCAGGGCGATCCGCAGCGGCCACATGACCAGGCCGAGGAGCATGATGAAGATGATCAACACGAACACTTTGACGATAAACTGGCCCATGATTGGCCCTCCGTGGTTACACCCGATCGTCCAGCGGCAGCGGTTCCATTAACCGAATATCCGCGTCGAACACTTTCTCGCCGTCGTCATCGACGGCCCAAAACGGCTTGATCAACGTCAGGACCAGGTTGTGATCCTGCCGGAGGAGCATCACGTCGAGGTAGCCCTCACGCATCGGCCTGGTCCCTTCGACGAGTTCCCTCATTACTTGCTCATGGCGGCCGCGAATGCGAGGTTGCATTAGCCGCTCTATGTGCATTCCGATTAAGTCCTCTTGCTTGTAACCGGTGATTTGTGCGAACACTTCGCAGCAATTCCGAATCCGGCCCTCCACTGAGACGCGACACCAGGCTACCAACATGAGGAGGCGGAGCCGGCAGACGTTCGCTTCAAGCATGGCCATCCTGGCGTCCCGCTTCACTTCGCCCGCCTTGCAGTCTGCAAGGGCCTGGTGAATCGTGCGGTTCGTCAGCCAGTCCCACACGTTCGACCAGATTTGGGCAAACATGGCGAGCCCTTTCCGTAGGGGGTCAGTCGAAACCTTGGTTGTCGTGCATTCGCTCAACCTTGAGCAGCTTCTTTCGATCGGCGGCCGTTGGGACGTGGCACACGCCCTTTTCGTCGTACCTGGCTTGGACGCCGGCCTTCTTGTTCCTGGCGTTCGCCGCGGCGACCTGGCGACGTCCGACTCCCAGCGATTGGGACTTGATCGGATAGCCGGCCGAGGCGTTGCCGTTCGGCGGTTGTTTTGCGTCGAGGATGGCGCAAATATGGCAGCCATCGGCATGGATGGTTCCCCCACACTTCGGGCAAAGAGGTTGTTCGGCCATGTCACCCGGTACCAGTCAGAGTTAGGCGGCCGCCGGAAAGCCCGGTGCCGATGCTTTGGGAGATCCGCCCTGGTTCTTTCCAGAGAGGAGTTGCGTCGTCATCGATTTGGTCTGGCCGCGATCGGTCGCCTCGCTGCCCGACGTGCGGTTGACGGTCCGCTCGGTGGACAGCGGCATTGTGCGGGACTTGGCGCCGCCCATGCTCGCGTCCTCTGGCGGAGGAATGATCGTCAGGATTTCGGCGAGGTCAGGCATGTTGAGGTACTGCCCGACTTTGTTGAGGTACTTATTCATGTCGAGCCCGATGCCCTGTTGCACACAGAATTGCATCATGGGCAGGACGACGTTGGTCATTACGCTCTGCATCGTCGCCATCCGCGACTCTGGCGTGTTGTGAGGCAGAGAGTACGGGTCAACCTTGATGGACAGGTCATTGAACGAACCCGATCGGACCAGCGGCGGCCGCCCGCGAAACTCCTTATTCTTCGGGTCGGTGAATCGCGGGTGATTCGGGAACACTCGACGAGTGCCGGAGATTCCAGGCAGGCCCGGTACCTGATGTTCAACAGTCTGGATCTTGAACGGGTCGTGCCACCAAAACCAGCCGAGCCGTTCGATCGTGTCAGACGTGGCGCAAACGGTGTCCTCTTGGAGCGACTGAATCGAATCGCTGCCGGCCGCGCTCAGCAGCTTATCCTGCCCGAGGGTCTTGGACTGCGGAGCCAGGCCGCCGGCCATATCGAGGTTGCCGGCCGCATAGCTGAACAGGTTGCGGAACTCGTTGGCGACGGCCACCAGGCCGGCCATATGCTGGCCGCCAAAGACAATCTGCGTGAAGTTCTTCGGGTCCTTGGTCGCCACCATCATGCCATCGCTGGCGTCGCGGATCGAGGTAGCGTCCTTGTCCATCGACTGCTCGTAGAGCGTCAATTCCTTCGTGCGCTCGGCGACCCGCATTAGCTTGCGGAGGTTGAAGTTGGCCGCTTCGTGCATGTCCCGCAGGTTCATCATCGGCGCCAGCGGGAGGAGATTGTTGGGAATGAGCCCGTAGGCCATGTGCACGAATGGCCCGTTGTCCGAGCCGATCCAGTCGGCGACGTGCAAGGCGTCGGCGTCGCCATCGGGATAACCGCTCTCGTCGGAAATGAGGGTGACAACCTTCCGGTGCATGGGGAGGTAAATCTCCCAGCAGGTGCACATATCCTCATACTCTTCGTCGTTCATCCCGTAGTAGCCGCGGCCGATCATGCTGATTCGTTCGTCGCCCTCTTGGTTGTAAGCCGTGTCGTATTGCACTTCGACCGACTTCCGCACCTTGCGGTTGAACTCCTGGCACTCACGCACGGCCTGGACCGGAGCGCGGAACCGGAAGCCCTCAAAGTACATTTCGGTTAGGTCGCGGGCGTGGCCGTCGCCGACCCAATCGTCGAAGTCGATGCCCTTGGCCGAGGGCGAGCCGGCCGGCAGTCGCCAGGCACACATGGCCGCATCGACCGGGTTCATAATGGCGACCTTCATCGTCGCCAGCGAGTAGAGCCCGTCAGTCACGAACCGGCGAAGCGTGTTCGCCAGGTTCATGCGTACGATTTCTTCGTTGCCCCATTGCTGTACAGCTGCGACGACGGGTTTTATCTGCGTGTTGAACGTCGAGAGCATGAAGCGAGGGGCGGCCGAGATAAGCTTGCGGCCGATGATCCACTGATAGAGGGCCAGGAGGTTGACGGGTTGCTTTTCCCGTGCCCCCTGTTCGGAGAAGTGAGTCCCCGCCACCAGGCGGGCCAATTCGCGTCGTTCCGTCCGTGCGAAGCGCAGAGCGAGCCTGGCATGCTTGATCGCTTTGCAAAGCTTCGGAATGTTCAGATCGACCAAAGGGGGCCTTCCTTACCCCCTCACCCGTTGGGTCAAAGTCTAACGGCGATCGGTCCGGTTGTCCAGGTGCCGACCGGGGACCAGGCAATTCCAGTCGATCGGCTTTAGGCCGGGAATCTCTTCAACGTACTCAATCGGTACGCCGTGCATGACGGTCGGCCGGCCCATGATCGCGCGAGCGTCCTCGTCGGTGAGGTCGCCATATTTGGCCATGCCGTCCCTGATCGCTTTGTTGATTGTCTTTCGCTGGGATCGGGTCCAGGGGCCATCACCGAAACCGAGAGCGTAGGCAACCGCCGGCATCATACGACGACGCATTCTTTCCAACCGCTTTCCCCCGAGGCTTCGCGCCATTGTGATTGCTCCTGTTGTGTCATGGCCATCCGGCCGGCGATCGAGTTCGGCGGCGGCGGACCTTTGGGCTTCTTCTCGTCGAGGACCGTCGTGAATCCTAGCTCCTCCTTGATCATCTTCCAAGCCAGGCCCGAGGCAATCGGCCGGTCGCCGTGATTGACGCCGACCGTGCCCTGGTCGCGGTTGTCGCGGGCGCCGACCGCTTCCTGTTCTGGATGGCTGACGTGGCCGCCCTTCCAGCGGTATTGCAGACACTCTTTCAGCGTCAACTCGCAGCGTTCGATGAACTGCCGCGTCGAGATTGCGAACATGTACGACGTGATGAGTTGGTCCTTGCCCTCAGTCGAGGCATGCCAGCCGGCTTGCTCGGCTTTCTGGTACCCGCCGACCGACACCTTTTTGACGCCGTACCAGAGGTTCGGATAGTTGAGTTCGTACACCCGCTTGCCGAAGTTGGTACCAGGGCCATTCCGCTCCCAGCACAAGAGGGCCGGAGTGCCGTACGCATTCTTGAAGGCCCAACCCGTCGCGGCGGCCGCCTCAGCGAACCGCTCCGGCGGCATGTCGCGCGTGCAGTATTCGAGGATCTTCTCGCCGGTGTTCTTCGAGGCCCCAGCGCAAATCGATGGCGTCGCTCCGACGCCGGTCGAAATGTCGCAGCCGAGGGCAATATCCATCGGCGGCAAATCTTCGACCTTGAGCGATGGCGGCGGGTTGATCCAGAGCCGCAGCGGGCCGCCTGGCATCGGTACCAGGGCGATCGGCTTCCCGGTGTCCAGGTCGTATTGCAGGTGACCTTCCCACCTGGCCGGCTGAGCGTACGCCGCGATGAGTGCCCTGATCGTCACCGGGTTGAACACAGGGCCGACGGCGCCCGTGGCGTCCATGTCGAGGTTCTGAGCGATCGCACGGGGGTTGCCTTGCTTCACGCACTGATCGTCGTAATAGGGCGATCGAACGCCAGGAGCCGGCCCACCGATCGGCAATTCGGTGTACTGGAATCGGAACTCCGGCGAGTATTTGTAGACCGGGTCCAGCACGATGACCTTGTTTCGCGGCTTGTCGAACCGGTAGGCACCGCGGAACTTGTCCGGGTGTTTCGTCCAGTGCATGCCCAGGTACCGGAGTAGGCCCCGCTTGCCCTTCTCCGTCAGGTCGAAGAACGCTTTCTCCGTGCCCCGCTGGGTGCCGTTGAAGATGCGGCAGCTTGTCGTGTTGGCCGTGTGGGCGAGGATTTCCCAATCCTCACGAATGAGCGAATACTCGTCGATGAACATGGCCGTCGCACGGCCGCCGACGCCGGCCGCCCCGCTGGTCGCCTGCCCGGTGATGCGGGACTTGGTCAGTTCGTTGATGACCTGCATCTGCGTCCGCTTGATCTTGCCGTTAGGGGCGAACTCAAAGCGGCGGTCAGTCATCCAGGGCGGCAGGTGTTCAAGAACGAAATCGATCTTCCAAAACAGCGAGTCGGGGTCATCGGCCGAATCGACGGCGTCCTTGTTGCGACTGATGCAAAGGAACTTCTTCCATTTCTCGAACGTCGTCGAGTGCGTTTGCTTGAGGATACAGAGCCAGCTTGCCCCCATCTCTCGAGACTTATCAATCACCAGGTCTTTCTTGTTGAGGATGCACCACGCGATGACTTCGAGGGCTTCCTCTTGAAACTCCTCAGTGACGAATACGCCGACTTCTTCCCACTTGCCCCCGGCGATGAAATTGGGGTTGTACTGGTAGACGAAAGAGTTGATCCAAAACGTGCATTCGTGAGTGCATCGATCGATGAGGTACTCACGGACCCGCTTGTTGGCGTTCGCGCGATCGAGCAGGAAGGCCCGCCAGAGTTTGTTGTCGCCGAGGTCGCGGGGAGGATCGCCGAGCATTATTGAGCCACCAGGTTATCGGGCCTCTTCGTCCCGATGTAACGGTAGAACGCTTTCCGCTCGATGTAACGCTTGGCGTACGCTTGGTAGTAGTGACAGACCCCGTTGACGCCTTCGACTTCGATTACGTCCGGCGGAGAGTTGTAGCCCATCGGCACGGAGCAAACGTCGGTTGCTCCGTCCGATGGGCCGCCGTAGTCAAAGAACACTGCCCAATGAGTCAATGTCAATCTCCGGCGCCTCATTCACGCGAGGCTCGAACCCGAACGATAGATCGACATAGACTACCACGCTGCCATCCTTGTGGCCAACGACCATTTCCGAGAACCAATTCATCGGCACGCGCACGGCCCGCCACGCTTCCGGCTTGCCCTGGTTCGCATACCCGCGAAACGTCCGCTCAATCAGCGGGAAGAACTTGGGCACGATGTTGGCCCGCTCGGTTTTCAGGAACTCAATCAGCTTGCCCCGGCCGACCGAGTCCCGAGCATCGGGGCCGGCCTGTGCCAGCAACTCCGCCGGTACCACGAAGTTGGCGGCCAGGTTCGTTATCTGGTCGCCAGGCTTGAAGTCGCGGGTCAAGTCGCGGCGGAAGAGGCGGAGAATCGGACTGGCTTCAACCGCCGCCGCATGGTTGGCCAGGGTCAATCGCCCGAGTTCCTTGCAGAGCAACTGGACAACCTGTTGGTTCGTCATCATGACGACGGCACCGCCTTTTCGGTTCCAGGTGTGGCGTCCGCCACACCTGGACCTGGAAACTTCTTATTGTGCTCGACAATCATTCCCAGCCGACGATGAGACGCCTCAAGTTGCGACCGCAAATCGGCGACCCGCTTGCGCTCTACGTCCTCTTCCCGGCGGCACTGCGGCTCGGTGAGTTCGTCCAGCCAGGTGCCTTTGTTGTCGCCCGTAGTGCCGGTGATGAAACCACCATGCCGGCCGATGCCCCCGAGACACCAGAGCGCATGCCACTCGCCATGCTTGGCACCGCACGAAACGCAGGTGCTTTTCTCCCTCTCTTCGGCCGCTTTTAGGAGCCTGTTTTGCTCAGCCTCGCGGGCCTTCAATTCCTTCTCTTCGCGCTCCAAGCGTTGCTTCGCCATCGACACGATAGCTTTCTGACTTTCGATACGCTTGGTGATTTCGGCCTTGTCACCCCCCCAAATCCAGCCGGCCGTGCCCCACATGCCGCTAGTGCTCTTGAAGGCTTGAGGATCAACCGTTTCGTAGTGGGTCAGGTCATTGACCTGGCTCATGTAGAACGGCTCCGTCGCCAGGTCTTGCTTCGCCGATTCGACCGCCTCAGCCACAGCGGCGGCCGTCTTGGCGTTCGGCGTGATCGTTTCGAAGCCGTCCACCTTGGGCGTCGTCCCCGTGATCGGGTTGACCTCGCTGTATAGCTCGCCGACGCCCTTGAGATTCGATTCAGCGATCGGGCTCAAGTCCAGCTTCGGCTGTTCCGCCATCTTCGCGTTCAATTGATCGTTCGTCTGTTCGAACCTCATCCGCAAATACTCCGCCTCCGCCGCCAACTCCGCCGTCGATCGCGGGGTAATCTCCGAAATCAGCAGTAGGAACGGCTCCGGTATCGTGTGAAGCAGATCGTACAAGCCCTCCCGGTCCTCCTTCGATCGGCACTCCACCGTCGTCTCGCACAGATCGATCGTCTTGGCCGGCGTCGGCCACATGCCCTTGCCCATCCGAATGGACAACGACAGTTTCACCCGGTTTGCGTTCATCGCTTTCCGACTCCTTTTGTTTGAACCGTAACAACCGCTGCCACTCTTCGCCGAGCATTTCGGCGATGTCCTCACTGATTTCAGTTCCAGGTGTGGCCCCCGCCACACCTGGACCGGTTTTTTCCAACTGATGCCGCCGCTCCATGAATCCCTTGCGGTCATCGTGAAGCCATTTGCGATACTCCCGCTGCTCGTACGTCTCATCCAACTCCGGCGGCTTACTCAGCACATGCACGAACACTTCGAGAGGATTTTTTGCCACCGCGGCCGTCAACGCCTTCTCCGCCCACGGGTAGATTTTCACCGCCGCGGGCGCCGACCGCGTCCCCCGCTTGCCCGGATTCCCCCGCCGCAAGTTCTTATTCGATTTCGCCCGTTTCAGCTTCTTCTCGCCCGGAATGCTCTCCGGTACCGTCCCAGGCGTTTCCGATGCCTCAGCCATGACCCCAAATTTAACGAGCCGGAGTCCCACTGGCAACCGACCCGCCGGGGGTCCGGTCCATTTCGCCTGCCGAAATCCAGCCCCAGCAGCTGCCGGCGTCTCCCCTCGCCCGAGAAACCTGAACGTAGCGGAAGATCCTGACGCGGGGGTGGATAAGTCTCCCCTGGCCCGCCCCGCCCGGCCGGGGGGTCCGGTTCAAATCGCCGCTCCGATGCCCTGTCAAGCGGCCGCCGGCCCGCCGCTGGGCCGCCCTGTCAAGTTGACGACACGCGGCCCGCGCGTGCATGCTCTCCCGTCCGCATCGGCCCGCCAACAGGCTGCAAACAGCATGCAAAGGGCGGGGAAACAGCGGGCAAGCGGGCAGGGCGGGGACGGTCCCCGCCATCCTGGTCGGGCCGAATCGGTTACAGCTGCGAACGATGGCGGACGCGGCGGGCCGAATCGACTACCGGACAACAGGGCGGAAACAGCATTCGAACAACAGGGAAAGAGGGCAGTATGATCGCTTACGATTACGATGCACAGCGTTGGACGCATGGCGAAGAGGGCAGGGCGGCCCGAATCAAGCAACTCACCGACGAACGGGCCATTATCGCTGGGCCTGGCGGGCAGGCTTTCCTTGACTGGACCCATCAGCGCGGGTCCGCCTGGATTATGGCGGCCGATGCGCTCGCCGAAATAGACCGCGAACTAGCACAGCTGCGGCGGACGGAAACTGAGCGATTGCGCCGGGCCGCTACCGTCGTCGTCGTCAACCTGGCAATAGGGGGCTAACATGCTCGCCGCTGTTGTAATCTTCGCCGCTGTCACCATCCTGGCGGCCGCCATTTTGAGGGGTTGAAAATGCTCTCGTTTGCTTGCCAATACCACGCAGACCTATGGGGCCGCCTGCAAACCGTATTTGCCAGGCGGCCCGACTGCGCTTTTATCGGGTCACCATCGCGGCAGCGCTTGACACTCGCCTGGCGGGCCGTCGTCGCGCGGCGGTTCGGTTATGGCCATGAATACAGCGCACGCGCGGCCCGTAACTACATGGCCCGCAAACGGGCCGGGATTATCCACATAGAGGGGAATTGACGCCATGCAACTCACCGAACAATACCGGCCCGCCTGTTGGGCTGACGTAGTCGGCCAGGATAAGGTAGTCGGCCGCCTGGCCGCCCTCAAAGCGCGGGGCCTGGCGGGCCGCGCTTACTGGATTAGCGGCCAGTCAGGCACTGGCAAGACAACAATTGCCAGGCTGATCGCGGCCGAAGTCGCCGACGAATGGGCCATCGAAGAAATAGACGCGGCGGGACTCACACCGGCCCGCCTGGAATCGATCGAATCGGAAATGCAATGCCGTGCGCTGGGCAAGGGCGGCCGCGCTTACATCGTCAACGAAGCGCACGCGCTCAGGGGGCCGGCCATTCGTCAATTGCTGGTCATGCTCGAACGAATCCCCGCCCATGTCGTCGTCATTTTCACGACGACGAATGAAGGGCAGGAAAGCATTTTTGAGGATTGCGACGACGGCGGGCCGCTATTGTCCCGCTGCCTGCCGCTGCCATTGTCCCGCCGCGATCTTGCTAAAGCATTCGCCGAACGGGCCAAAATGATCGCACAGCGGGAAGGATTAGACGGGCAACCGATAGAGCGCTATGTGAAACTGGCCCAAACTCACCGCAACAATTTGCGGGCTATGCTTCAAGCGATTGAAGCCGGAGAAATGCTGTCATGAAACCGCCCTACACCGTTTACCTTGTCGTCGGCACGGGGCCGACACTGCAACCGAGCTACCTGGACGCATACGGGCAATTCGTCAGGGGCCTGGCGAATGCCAAGCAATTCACAACCGAGCAAGAGGCGGCCGCCGCCCTGGCAAAATGCGAACGGTTCCACAATGCGAAGATACAACCCAGGCGGGTCCGCCCATGACTGGCGACCTGTTCGAAATCGAACGCTGCCCCGTTTGCCAGGCCGGCCTAGTCGAACGGGGAGCGCTCATTATCTGCCCGCGACGCCACTACGGCCGAACGGGCCTAACCCGAGGGGCTGAAACGATGGCGACCTGTAAACACTGCCGGCAGGAATGCACGGCCGAGGACCTGGAAAAGGGCCGCACCTGGCTTGCGGATTTAGGCGTCAAGGACCCGGCCGAATTCCCGGCCTGCGATTCGTGCGCTTACTCGCGCGGCCGCTATTACTGCCCGTGCGGGTCCGGCGAATGGGCCGAGGACGAATACGACGGGCACGGTATCTACCTGTGCAAATGCTGCGACAAATGCCGCGCTCAGAAGATGAGGGGCTACCGTTCGGACATCAAGGAAGCGTACGAAACCGATGAACCCATTGAGGCGGACTAATGCAACCCACACGAACCAAGGACCGCCGCCGGCCGATCGTGCCTGAGCGCCTTTCCCGGCTTGTTTCCCTGCTCTTGCGGTTCAATTTCCAGCATGACCAGGGACACGCCAATCTGATTGGCGGATGGCAGCGCTACTACAACACGCGGCGGACCGCGCGGGGGCGAATCTATGAAGAGAACGCCACCGGCTGCCAATTCACCTGGCACTCGCGGACCGTTGACGGCTTCACCGTCGAAACCGCAAGCGTTCACTTTTGGAGGACGGGCAAGCCATCATGAGCAAGCGAAAAGACGACGGCCCGCGTCATTACTACGTCATCGAAACCTACACGCCGGAGAATCACGCGCTCAACCGGTCACGGATGAGCGCCACATTCTGGACGACGGCCGAGCCATCGACGCCGGATTTTGTCCGGGCCGCTATGCAGGCATTCGACAATGGCGACCTGATGAGCGAGCTAGACGCGGCCGACATCGTCCCCGATGGCGACGACCGATGCCACGCCAGCGCCTACGCAAACGACGGAGAGTATCACTGGCTGATAGCTCCGGCCCGAACGCCCGAGGAAATGGCCCGCGACTTCCCCGGCGACGACTACCGCGAGAACGACGCGCGGGAGGATGCCGAATTTAACGCAGGAAACCCAACAACCGAACCCACACCGAAACAGGGGGATTTATTCCGATGAGTTATACCGTACCTGATCAATTCCAAGATCTTCTAAACGCGGCCCGCGCTGTCGGCGATCGCTGGGAATCCGGCGACCTGGCGGAGGCGGTTCGAAACCTGTCCAGCCTGGTCGAGGACATCGACGCCGAGGGCGAGGAACTGGAAGAAATCGGCGCCGCACTCAGTTGCGAGCATTGCCCGGCCGAGGGCGGCCCGTGCATCGTTTGCAAACCGCAGGCGAAGCTATCACCGGCCGAACTCACGGCCGACTATCCCGACGCCGCCGGCCTGGCCGTCGTCGTCGTCGAGGTTGAATACGGGGCCGCGACGGTCCACGCCTGCCCGCCTGGCGTTTGCTGCGTCGTCAAGGATTACGACGTTGAGGGGGCCAACCGAGAACTGGACACCATCGAGCAGGATAACCGGGGCGAATACATTCGGACCGTTTGGACGCCTGCCGACTGTGAGGAGCTCCCCAAGTGACGACACCACGCCGCAACCTTACCGGGACGACATGGGAAACCGGACCCGGCGAACGCTGGTACGTCGTCGGCGACTACGGCGACCGCATCGAAGTACAACGCATCGGCACCGAAACCAGGTACACCTGGCCGCCTGATCAATTGGAGAGATTCAAAGCAAAAGAAATTGCGGAATGAATGGCGGGCCGCGCTCGCCGATTCGGTTCTAACTCTATGACCAACTAAACACCCGGAGACTTTGCACCATGCCACTAACACCGAATCAAGAGGAAATGGCGGCCGAAGCGCTCAGCCGCGCACAGTCGGGCCAGTCTATGGCCAATTGGGTGCCGATCTTCGAAGGATTCGCGGCGAAGGGTATCCCAATGGAGGAAATCAAGCCACGCGAAAACGTACTGACTTACCACGCCTGGCGGGCCAAAGGTCGCCAGGTCCGCAAGGGAGAGCATGGGGTGAAGTGTCTTACCTACGTCCGCCCGAAGCGCAAGGGCGAACAGGCACCGCCCGACGCCGACGCCAACACCAAGGATAAGCGCGGCCTGATTCCCTGGTCTACAACCGTATTCCACGAATCGCAAACCGACCCTATCCCCGCCTGATCGATTCGACCTGGCGGGCCGGCACAACCGGCCCGCCTTTACTCATTTGAGGGCCAACAATGCAGGTACGGTATCAAGTCGCCACGCCCGGCCAGGTGCAACTGGACCCGAAAGCCTGGACCGCCGAGCAGATCGACGCCGCCGACAAGCGAGAGGCGGCCGCCAAGATCGCGGCGGGCCGAGGGCCAGGCTATTACCACGTTCACATAGCGGCCGAGGAATTCGGCGACCATGAAACCGGCGGCCCGCGAGTCTGCGACCTGTTCGCCGTCAACGTCGGCCAACCTACCAAGAGGACAGCATGAACCACACCGCAACATATTCGCCCGAGGACAATAAGCTTCGAATCTATCCGGCCTGCCGGCTGAGCGCGGAAGAGTACGCCAAGCTAAAGGCGGTCGGGTACAAATGGGCACCGAAACAGGAGTTATTCGTCGCGCCAATGTGGACGCCTGCCCGAGAGGATGCCGCCATTGCCCTGGCCGGCGAAATCGAGGACGAAGATAAGAGCCTGGTCGAACGCCAGGAAGAGAGGGCCGAACGCTTCGAAGGTTACCAGGCGAATCGAGCCAAGGACGCCGAGCAGGCCCGCCAGGCCGTCAAATCGATCGCCGACAATATCCCGCTGGGCCAACCGATCCTAGTTGGCCATCACAGCGAACGCCACGCCCGCCGAGACGCCGAGAAGATTGAGAACGGCATGCGGCGGGCCGTGAAAATGTGGAATACGTCGAAGTATTGGGAAGATCGAGCCGCCGGCGCAATCGCTCACGCGAAATACAAGGAACTGCCGGCCGTTCGCGCTCGCCGCATCAAGACCATAGAGGCGGACCTACGCAAGCAACAACGCAACCGGGCCGACATCGACAAGAGGGCGGCCCGCTGGGCGGCCATCACCACGCATGAGGAAGCCTACGCCGCCGCCTGCCGTTCGTCCGGCACTGTGCTTTACAAGGATGGCCAAAGTTGGAGCGCGTACGATCTATTGCGGCCCGCCGAGGAACGGTACGCCGCCTGCCCGGTGATGACATTCGAGGAAGTTAAAGCGAAGATCGCGGAGACGGCGGCCGCTTACCGCCCTATCTGCGACCGCTGGATTGCACACTTTGAGAATCGCTTGCGGTATGAACGGGCCATGTTAGCGGCGAGCGGATGGACGCCGCCGAAGAAGGCACCGACCAAGGCGGCCCTCCCGCTGTTGAATTACAACGGGACTATCCGGGTCCGCAATCCCTGGCACCGCGGCCAGGTCGATGAATTCGGGGCCGTGCCGATGACGAAGGCGGACTATGCGAAAATCAATTCCGACTACAAGGGTACCAGAGTCAGCGAGGACGGGACCCACCGCGTACGCTGGGCCATGTGCCGGGGCCATAACTATGGCCCGGTATTCCTCACCGATTCGACCGCACACGTCCCGCCCGGAGCCGAGGCGGCAGCTGCAAAGCTTCGAGAGGAAGAGGCGGCCAGGATGGCGAAAGCCATCGAGCGAGCCGAACGGCCGACGCCGCCGGCCAGGGTCGAGGACCCGACCGACGCCGAGGACTTCGAGCTAATGGCCAAGACACTCAAGGCGGGAATCAAGACAGTAAGCGCCCCGCAACTCTTCCCGACGCCGCATGCCCTCGCCGAGCGAATGGCCGACATCGCGGGAATCGGGGCCGGCATGCAGGTACTAGAACCATCCGCCGGCACGGGCCGCCTGATCGATGCCGTTCGCAATCTCACAGCGAACGAACCGACCGTAAAGATAACGGCCGTCGAGGTAGATAGACGACTCGCCGGCATGCTGACGCGGGCCGACGCCGTTTACACTGCGGACTTTCTGGACTGGCCGCGAGAGGACACCGAGGGGACGGCGCCGGTCGAGTTCGATCGCATCGTCATGAATCCGCCATTTCGCAACGCCGAGGACTTGCAACACATTCAACACGCGATTACACTGCTCAAGCCGGGTGGCCGATTAGTCGCGCTCTGTGCCGCTGGACCGCGACAAACCGCAAAGCTAGTTCCGATGGCGACCAAGTTCGAGCAACTGCCGCCTGGCACGTTTGCTGCTGAGGGTACCGGGGTCAATGTCGCCCTGGTAGTGATCGACAAGCCTGGCAGATCGACGCCGGGGCTGTTCTAAACTTCCAGGTGTGGACACTGTCCACACCTGGACGGGTGAGGGCCAACAATGAAGCGATTGACCTGGAAGAAGCCGACGAAAGAGCGCACGCTCATGGCCGACCATCGCCGCTATATGTCGAAGTGCGGACGGTACGCCGTCGTGCATTCGCACATCATCTACGGGGCCGGTCCGGCAGGCATGCCAGATCGCTGGTACGCGCTGCACATTCACCACTACGCCGTAGGCGGCAGCAAGGAACGCATCATAGACGACTTCCCGAGTCAGCGGGCCGCTGTCCGTTGCTGCGTCGAACATGCCACTAAAAACGCCGAGCTATTCCCGGCCAAGACGAAAGGACGACGCCGCCGATGAAGTTACTGAGCAACAACCTGGCGGCCGAGTGGGAACGCTGGGAGGACCCAGGCGACTATCCAAGCGCGGCCGGCAGCGGTCCACTGCCGAGCTATGACTACGTCGAGAGTATCAGCGGCGAAATCAGGCTGGAACTGACCGCCGAGGACGCGGCCAACTGTGTGGGGTTGACCGCCGGCAGCGGGGACTTTAACGCATTCGTCGCCACGATCGATAAGGACCTATTGGAACTGCCGAGCGGGGTTGACTCCGTCAGCAAATGGCGGGGCGAGCTTGACGGATTGACTCTAATACTCACCGTCCACGAAGATGCCGAGATTGCAGGCGGCCGCGATCGGGGCGACGACGAACCGCCCTGGATTGACGAGCCTGGAAGCCCTTACTGATTGACGGCTGAGCGGCGAGCGCGAAGTTGGCCCTGATCCTTCTCCAACTGAACGACGCCGCCGGCCACCTGCCAGGGGATTGACTAAGGCGGTTAAGACGTGAAGCCAGATACCCGGTGCATCGGGTCGGAATGCTGGCCTGCGAGGTTCGACTCCTCCCCCTGGCCCTGGTGTTACGGTTCCATCCTCACAACCGGAGAATTGTCGAATGCCTGCAAACCTGATCGGCGAAAACGAACTGATCGACGTTTCGAGCCTGGTAGTCCTGATCTACGGCCCTCCTGGCGTTTGGAAGAGTTCCACCGCACAGACCGCCGACAAGCCATACACCCTGGACTTTGACGACGGACTCCACCGAAGCTTTAACCGGCGAGCGAGCGCCCGGTTTCGTCAATGGTCCGACCTGGTCGAGTTCGAGGACGACGCAACCGCCCTCGCGCTGGGCAAGGACGTGTCGAAGCGATTCGCCGGCGCCGCCGAACAAGACCGATACCTGCAAGGCTTGCAACTCTGGAATGGGCGCCGTTGTACCGTCGTCGATACCATCGGCCGCTGTCTGGATCTCCTCAGTACGCAGATCATCGCCAGCAACTCGAAATTCGGCACGGCCGCCGGAGGGCTGACGCTGCAAGGTTTCGGAGCGCTCAAAAGCCGGTTCGCATTTTGGGCCGGCCAGATGAGACTGGCAGGCCGCGACCTGGTCCTGATCGCTCATGAGAAAGAGCAAAAGGACGGCGACGACAGGTACATGCGGCCCGACATTCAGGGCGGCAGTTACACCGAGATTATGAAGTTTGCCGACCTGGTCGGTTACATGTCGGCCGACTCCGAGGGCCGCCGGTTTCTCGACTTCAACCCGACGCAAAAGCACATCGGCAAGAACGCCGCACAATGGCCGCTGCTGAAAGTGCCGCCGCTGGCCGACGCCCCGAACTGGCTCGCCGAGAAGCTGGCCGACGCCAAGAGCATCATCGGCAAGACCGCCGAGGCGAGCGCAGCGGCCGCCCGCACGGTCGAGGAGTGGCAGACCTGGCTGAACGGCGAGGGGAAGGGCCGCAACCTGGAAGAGTTCAACGTGAAGATGCCGGAGATTGCCAACCTGGTCGATCCGGTCAAGAAGCAGGTTCGATTCCTGTTGACTGAGTTCGCCGGCAGCCAGGGCTGGATATGGGACGCCAAGAAGAAAGCGTACGCCGCCCCGGAGGCCAAGCCGTGAGTTCGCCCAAAGAGATTTGGATTGAGGAATTCCACCGCAGGGAGGGCGAATACATCGACCAGGGGCTTGACCCCGACCAGGCCGCCGAGGCGACCTGTAACGACGGCGACCTAATCACCGATCGGGCCGCCGATCGCATCGCCGGCATGATCGACGACGCCCGCGAACGGGCGAAGTATCTCTGCCAGGAGTGCCGCCGCCGGCAGTCGCTATTCATCGTCGGCGGCCGCATGTACTGTTTCGAGTGCAAACCAAAGGAGCCTGAACGTGACCCGATGCAGCAAATGCCAACTGACGTTTCCTGACCACCTGATTTCCGAAGTCGTCATATCGAGGAACGGCCGGCCCGAGTCGCGGCCCGTTGACCCCGAATGTGCGCTCCAGATTATGAACGAAATCCACGGCATGGCCAGGACTAACTTTTCCAAAGGTACCCACGCTCAGGCCATGCTGGAAGAGTGCCGCGAGTATAAGGCGAAGATGCCCAAGCCGCCGGCCAAGCCGGCCCCGGAGGCCAAGCCGTGACATTGTTCGTCCGCACCACAACCCTGGAAAGCTTCCGCCGAGTTGTGTCGACGTCATGGGGCAATGAGGACGAACTGCGAACCTACATCGCCGAGGGCCAGGATGACGAGAAGGCGAAAACCTGGAAGATGGACGCGGGCACGGCCTGGCACAAGGTACTAGCCTGCCCTGAACGCTGCGAACGGGTCAACGACGAGGGGGAGGAAGTCTATCGCTATGGCGATTACTCATTCTCGCCCCTCGCCGTCGCCGAGGCCCTGCAAGCGATCGGACCAGGCGGCCTGTACGAAGTGCCTGGCAACGTCGTTTTCCGGGCGGACGGGCGCCGAGCCAGCTACCAGGTTGTAGTCACCGGTACCCGTGATCATTTGCGGGGCCTGGAAGTCGCGGACTTCAAAACGAAGTTCTCGACACCGGACGCCAAGGATTACGAGCAGTCGCTCCAATGGCGGTTTTACCTGGCAATGGGCGGGGCCTGGTTCACTTACTACCTGTTTCACTTCAAGACGCCGAAGTGCGGCCACTGTGAATACAAAGGGGTCAAGACGTTTCGCTTTTGGCCCTATCCAGCGATGCCGTCCGACTGCGGCGAATGGGTTATGCGGTTCGTAGGTTGGGCTGAACGCAATAACCTGATCGAGTCGCTGACGAAGGTACGGAGGACCTGATGGACATTCTGCACGGCGAAGCCACGCCCGAAATGACCCGCCTGGTGTGGCTCGCCGAGCGGGAGCTCCTGGCCATTGCGACGAACATCGGTTGTGCCAATATCGGCGACGCCGTCGCCCTGGCCGAGAAGATTCGAGACGCCAACAACGAATTCAACAAGTCAGTGAAGGGCAACCGGCCAGGCAATTCGCTGCTGTCCTGGCGTGATCTTCGCACCGTCATGACGCACTTTCTGCGGTCGATCGCTGACGAAATCGAGCGATTCGACACACCTTTTGCCCCTCTGCCCGAAATCGACGACTGAAATAATTCTCAGATTCTGGCTTGACACCGTTTTCTCTTCGCCGTATCTTCACCGCCTCACAGACCTTGGCCGGTCGGCATAGACGCCAGAAGCCTCCGCACGGACACGTTGTAGCCCGGCCAAGGAGACACTGACTCCGGGCGGGGGCCTGGCACCTTTTGGGGGGAGCGATGAAAGTCAACCATTGGCGCAAATTCGAAAGGCACCCGCTGTCGGCCGACTATGCCGAGTTGACCGGCGACGAGTTTGAGGAAATGCTCGACAAGTTCGAGAAGTTCGGCAACATCGACAACCGACCGATTACTTTGGACGCCGACCCCGACGACGGCGGCAAGATGAAGATTCTGGACGGTTGGAACCTATACCGCTGCCACGTCGAGAAGAACGTCAAACCGCGATTCGTTCAACGCAACGCCAAGATATCGCCCATCGATTACGTCGAAATCAAGAACGACGTTCGACGCCACGAAACCCGCGAGACTATCGAAAAGCGGGCCGAGGTCCGCCGGCAGCGCGTCGTCGAACTCCGCGAGAAAGGCGAATCGATCCGAGCGATCGCTGGCAAGGTCGGAGTTGACCCCCGCCAGGTTCAGCGCGACTTGGAGGCGGCCGCGGAATCGGCGCCTGCCAAGAAGAAGCCCAAGGGGGCCGCCACGGTGACCGGGCGGGACGGCAAGACCTACGAGCGGGAAACGGCCGTTTCGCAGATTCGCTGCGATCGCTGCAAGCGGACCGGCCAGACGAAGCCATGCCCGGCTTGCGAGGATCTTCGAACCGAGGCCAGGTACAACGCCAAGCATCCGGCTCGAGAGTTTGACTGGCACATGCCGGACCGAGCCCTGGAAGCCGTCGCCGCCGTCCCCGAGGCGATCGGCAAGTTCTACAGCGATCGCAACAGCACTGAGTACCACGGGGCCAAGCGCCTCATAACCGAACTTCACAACCTGTTTGCCGAATGGCGGAAACGGGTTAAGTCGAAGGTTGTTGCCTGACACCCACGGAGGAAACGATGGCGAAGAAGAAGCCAATTGCGGACAAGAAACTGCGGCAGAAACACCTGCCCGGCATGAAGCCCAAGAGCAATCCGAAGCTCGACAAATGGGCTGAGCATTACGAGGACGCCAAGGCCGACGCCGCGCGGGCCGCCAGCCGGAAGGATGACTGCGAAAGCAATCTGCGGTTCGAAATGAAGAAGGCCAAGCTGACGATGTACAAGACTCCGAGCGGAATCACTGTGATTTACTCATCCAAGGAAAAGGTCACGACCAAAAAGGATTCCACGGTCAAGGTCTGATGGACGAAGATTTCCCCTACCAGGTGTCGGCCGTTGACTCAACCCTGGACCTAGTTGACCAGGGAATAGGCCGCATCATCCAGGCCGCCCCATGCGGCGCCGGGAAAAGCCGAGTCATGCGACGCCTGGTAGAGCGATTCAACGGGATGGGGTTACCTGGTGTGTTGTACACGAACCGCAAACTACTGATCGACCAGCTAGTCAGCGAGTTCGTAGACCATCGCATCCCACACGGGGTCAGGGCGGCCGACCATGACGAGAACCTGGACGCCCTGTTTCAGATTTCCTCACTCCAAACCGAAGATGCAAGGGTCCTCAAGAGGGGGACATGGACGTTGCACGACGCGCGGTACGTCTTAGTTGACGAACCACACTTGCAGAAAGGCCGAGTAGCACGGGCAATCTTGGACGCGCATATCGCCAGGGGGGCGAGCTACATCGGCTTTGATGCTACACCGGTCGGCCTGTCGGGGCTGTACGAACACTTGCGGCAGATGTGCGTATCGAGCGAGTGTCGGAAGGTCGGGGCGATCGTCCCGGCCTACCACTACGGCCCCGACGAGCCGGACTGGCAAGCGTTTCTCCGGGCCAGGGCAAAAGCGAAAGAGCGAGCAATCAGGGATGGCGTCGACTTGTCGCCGGCCGACGCCCGCAAGTGCATCATGACGCCCGGTATCTTCGGGCGAATGTGGGAATGGTTCGAGAAGTTGAACCCCAAGCATTACCCGACAATCTGCTTCGCCGCCGACGTGGGATCCTCGCGCTGGATTGCCAAGAAGTTCACCGAGCGAGGAGTGCCGGCGGCCCACATGGACGCCGACGATATTTGGTTCGAGGGCGAGGAACACGAATCGTCGCCCGACATGCGGGACTACATCATCGAGCAATGGCGCAAGGGCAAAATCTGCGTCGTCTCGAATCGCTTCCTACTCCGCGAAGCCGTTGACTTCCCTTGGGTCCGCCATGTCATCGCGGCGACCATCTTCGGGTCGATCGTCAGTTTCCTGCAATCCCTCTGCCGAGGCGGCCGTGCCGATCGGTACGCGGACACTATCGCCCTATGGGGACCGAAAACCCACTTCACGATTCAAGACCACGGCGGCAATTGGTGGCGGCACGGCTCGACGAATGCCGATTACCACTGGAAGCTTGAGGACAACGCCGTATCGGTCTATGCCGCACGCGCGGAACGCATCCGCGACGGCCGCGAGACTGAGCCACGCCGCTGCCCAGCATGCGGCCAGATCGTCAACCGGGCCAAATGCCCCTGTGGCCACACGTTCAGCGAGAAGGTCACCAGGCCCGTCGTATCGACAACCGGCGAGTTGCGGATGATGACGGGCCATGTGTACCCGAAGCGTCGCATATCGTCGATCGACCAAGGCCCAGCACTGTGGGCCAGAATGTACTTCCGAGCCCTCCGGGCCAAGAAGTGGAACCCTAGTTTCCGGGTTGCTATCGCCCTGTTTGCGAAAGAAAACAAGGGATTCTACCCGAGTGAGACTTGGCCACTGATGCCACGGGACAAGGGCGATTACTTCGTAAAGGTCAAGGAGCTACCTCGCAACCGCCTGCACGGCTATTGCGACCAGTGTAGCTGGGTGCCATGCCGCTGCGGCCAATTCGCCGCCGCCCAACCGCGACCGCCGGAAGCATTAGGGTTGTTCGACGCAGGGATTGCCGAGGGGTGAATCGTGATAACAGGACTTCGCTCGCAAGTCGGCCCCAAGCCGACCCGATGGCTGTCGCTCGAAATCGACGGGGCACTACTGGTCGGCGATTACAAAGCCGGCAAGTGGGACATCGAGTGCGATCAATTCCCCGACATCGAAAAGCGGTTTCAGAACACGCCGGACCTGTTGGCCCTGGTCAACGCTTTCTACCGGAGGGCGAAAAGTGCCTGACACACCCGCTCCGTTTGGCAACTTCGGACACATGCCGGCATCCGCCAGGCCGATCGAAAGCCACACGGTCTACAGGTGCACGGTTGACATGGTTGCGAAGGTCATCGGCAAGGATGAATTCGCCATCGGTTTTATCGAGACGGAGACGGCCCACACCTTCACAGTCGGAGTCACACCGCAGGACGCAGCGGAGTTAGTAGAAGCGCTTACCCTGATGCTCAGAGAGCGGGGAGGGAACAACTGATGCCGCACGTTACCAAGTGTGCCAGCTGCCGCCGGCCAGTGATCTTCGTTGAGAACGGCCGGACCGGGCGCCGGCAGATTCTCGACGCCGAGCCGGACCCCAAGGGCAATATCGTCATCTTCGACGAGAAGTGTTACGTCGATACGAAAGACATGTTCGACCCGCTGCCCGACGACGCCCCGAGGCACTTCGACCATCACGTTACCTGCCCGCAGGCGGAGATTTGGTCACAGCGGGCCAAGGACAAGGCGGCCGCCAAGAAGAAAGCGAAGGGCAAATGAGCAAGGCAGAGGAAGCCGCGCTTGAGGGACGACTCGCCGAGGTCCGCAAAAAGCTGGCCAGGGAAGAGGCCGAATGGTACATCGGCCGCCTGATCCTGGCGTTTATCGAGTTCCCCGAGTTCTCGCATCAAAGCTTCTTCTACCTGTTCAAAGACGACTTCCAGGCCCTGTGGCAAGCGTTTCACGACGAGCAAAAGAAAAAGGACGCTGAGTTGGCGGGTTTGCGAACTGAAAACGACTCTCTGAAACAGGCACTACAGGAAGTGCACGCGCGATTCGGGAAGGTGAAGCAATTCGTCGCCGACCTGGTCAGGCTGAACAAACTCAAGACCCCGGAGGTCAAGAAATGAATCGTTGGAGTTGGGCAAATGGCTTCTTGGTAGGTATCTTCACGGCCATCCTGATCGACACGCTGATTCAGACGCATATCCTGCGTAAGGAAACCCAGCAGTTGACCGAGGCGACCGCCAAGCTGGACCGTACAACCGAATCGCTCTTGCACATTTTCAAGGACTAACGTCCAGGTGTGGCGGGGGCCACACCTGGACGCCTTCACCCGGCCCCCAAGAGGGAATCCAATGTCTGACACCGCTGTTGCTGACGCCGTCGAGGCCCCGGCCATCGAGCCGGTCAACACCGAAGAGGACAAGGCCAAGCTGATGAAGTACAGCCCCAGCGAGGCGGCCATAGCCACGCTGACGGGCAAGGCTCAGGAACTGATGGCCCTGGACGCATCGGACCCGGCGAATTACGACCGCATTCGGCTGCACATCGCCGACATGCGGACGACGCGAACCAAGATCGACAAACACCGCCTGGCACTCACCGCCAAGGCCCGCGAATGGCAGGCCGAGTGCAACAAAGAGGGCTACCGGCTGATGGGCCTGATCGAGCCGGTTGAGGAACTGCTCAAGGCCAAGAAGAAACTCGTCGATGACGCCAAGGAGGCGGCCAAGAAAGCCGCCGAGGACGCCGAACGAAAGCGCGTCGAGGACGAAGTACGGCGCCAGCAGGAAGCCGAGGAGGCCCGCAAAGCCGAGGAGCGTCGCCAGGAGGAGGAGCGGCTTGAGAAAATCCGCAAAGAGCAAGCTGAGCGGCAGGCCGAACTGGACCGCCAACAGGCGGAGTTAGATCGCAAGCGAGCCGAGCAAGAGGCGGCCGATCGCGCGGCCCGTGAAGCCCAAGAGGCGGCGGACCGCAAGGCCCGAGAGGAACGCGAGGCGGCCGATCGCGCTGCCCGCGAAAAGGCGGCCAAGGAAGCCGCCGAGCGTCAGCGGCTGATTGACGAGGAGAATGAGCGGGTCCGCCAGGAGCAAGAGCGCGAACGGTTGCGGCTCGAACAGCAGCGCAAGGACCTGGAAGCCGAACAGGCCCGCCAGCGGGAGGAGCGTGAACGGCTCGAACGGGAGAAGTTCGAGCGAGAGGCCCAGGAGCGGGCCGCCAAGGAAGCCAGGGAGCGGGCCGAACGTGAGGCAGCCGAGAAAGCCGAGCGGGAACTCCGCGAGAAGGAACGCCAGGCGGCCGAACAGCGTCGCCTGGAAGCCATCCGGCCCGACGTCGACAAGGTTCGCGGGTTCGGCGAAATGCTGGCCGGCATCACCTGGCCAGGCAACGTGAAGTCCAAGGAAGCCAAGGCGGCCCTCGCCGCGGCTCACGACGGCATTGCGACCGTCGCCAAGAAGTTGATTGCTTTCCAAGCTGAGTGAGTCCAGCGGGGCGACCCGCATAACCACACCGAGGGACCGACCGTGAAGTTGAAACCGCTGAGTAATAACGTCCTGATCAAACGGGACAAGCCCGAGGAGAAAACCAAGGGCGGCCTGATCCTTCCCGACCAGGCACAGACGAAGCCACGGCGGGGTACCGTCGTCGCTATGGGGCCTGGCAAACTCAACCCGGAAACCGGCGAACGTCAGCCGATCGAGTTGAAGGAGGGCCAGGCGGTCCTGTTCGAGTCGTACGGTTGCGATGACCTGGCCGAGTTTGGCGAGGGCCTGGTTATGGTCGATGCAAGCTCCGTGATGGCGGAAGTGGACGAATGATCGTCGATCGACTCGAAACCCGCCGAGAATTCAGCGGGCCTGGATTGTGCGAACGATGCGGGGTCCGGTTTGAACACCGCGACCCGCATCATACGTTCGTCAAGACTGGCATGGGCGGCGGCCGCCGACTGGACCTGCCCGAGAACCTATCCGGTTGCTGCCGCCCATGCCACGATATTCTCGAAAACGACACTGCCGAAAATACAGCGATGTGCGCGTACGTCGCCATGCGGGAAAGCCGGCGCCAAGGGTGCCGAATCTCGCCCTCTCAAATCTTCCGATGGTTGTTCCGATGCGTGAACGCTCCGAAGTACGGCCCGCTGCCGCCCCGACCGTGGAGACGCAAGGATGCAGACTCAACCGACCCCGGTCGAGGGGATGGCCAGGCTGGTATTGGACGTGCTGTTTCTGAGGAACAAGACGAAAGCGGGCTGGTCGCCGGAGACTCTGTACCGGGTGACTCGCCTGGAAGTGAATCAATCGATCGGCCGGGTGGCGTACCGCCTGGCAAAAGTGGGTGGCGATCCTATTGACGAAGTTTACGACGTTCTCGAAACGTCGGGAGGTTCAACATGTCAGTGCAAAGACTTCCTAAGTCGAAGAGAAAACGAGCTAAAAGGGTGCAAACACATCGAAGGGCTAAGGGCGGTCGGCCTGCTCGAAAAGCCGCTCCTGCCCTCCCGCTTGAACACTTGTCGGCCCTCCGCAAGTGGGCCGATGACCAGCTACGAACCGCCGGAGTGATTGCGAAGAAGCCGCACCGGCTCACACAGCGTGTCCATAGCGTCACTAATTACCATAACTTCAATTTCGCAGTGATCCAATTCGAGGCGATTAAGGAGTAACGCCGTGCCGACCGCAAGGATGACGCAGGAAGAGATTGACCGCTACGCTCAAATGGCGATCGACCGCGGCGGGACGGCCGGCGGAGCTCCCCGCGAGTTGGGCAAGGAACTGCTGGCCGACATCAAGCCGCCGCTCGAGAGACGCAAGAAGCGGCCGCATCGATCGCTGCTGGAAGAGTCGTACACCGCTCCGGCGACCTGGCTTGTCAGCGTTTACACTCAGCCGCCCGACAACGGCCGTTTCAGCCGGCAGCAACTGACCGGCGCCAAGGGCCAAGTCGTCAGGAAAGTGCATCGCTGCATGGCGAAGCAGTATGCCGCCCTGGCGGAGTTCGTCGCGGCGGTTCACGCCGAGCCCCGTCGCCGCGTCGTCGTCAAGCTGACCAGGCTTGGGCCGAGGCACATGGACTACGGAAACCTGGTCGGAGCGCTTAAGAACGTGCAGGACGCCGTCGCCGATCGGTTCGGAGTGGACGACGGCCGCGTTGACCTGGTCAGTTGGCGATTCAAGCAACGCAACGCCAAGAAGCATGGGGTCGAAATCACCGTGCGATATCCGTTCGACGACACCGACAAGGACGACGGCGAGCAATGATCCTAAAAGCACCGTTCCCCTGGATGGGCGGCAAGTCTGCAATTGCCGACCTGGTTTGGTCACGAATCGGCGACGTGCAAAACGCCATCGACCCATTCTGCGGGTCATGCTCCTGGCTATTGCGCCGGCCGACCTGGCACACCGGCCGCATCGAGACGGTCAACGACATCAATCATTACGTCGTCAACTTCTTCCGAGCCGTCGTCGCCGATCCGATCGCCGTCGCCCGCTATTGCGACAATCCGGTCACCGAGGCTGACCTGCACGCCCGCCATCGCTGGCTGGAACTGAGCGCGACATCGGCCAGGTACCGGCGGCGGATTATCACCGAGCCGGAGTTCTCGTCGGCGAAGATCGCGGGTTGGTGGGCTTGGGGTCAATCGACCTGGATTGGCGGCGGTTGGTGTACCGGCCAGGGCCGCACGGCCGGCGGGGACTTCAAGAATTCGCGGCCCAACATGAAGGGCCGAGGAGTCATCGGCCAGCGCAAGACCGTGCCGAGGATGGAAGGCGGCAGCGGGGTCAATCAGAAGAAGATGCCGGACCTATCGCGGCCTGGCAACCGAGCCATTAACACATTCACCGGGCGGACGGCGAAGCGGCCCAAGCTCAAGAATGGCGGCCTGAACGAATTGGGCGGCGGCCAGACATCGATGCAGAAACGGCGCCCGCGACTGATGGGCCAACGGGGCGAGCCTGGTACCGGCGTCAATCGCTTCCGAGGGCGGCCGCAGTTGGGCGATGCGTACGACATCGGCCGAGGGGTCAACTCGAACGGGGCCGCCGGGTCCTGCCGGGAACGCCGCGAGTTCCTTGAGGACTGGATGCAGGCCCTGGCCGATCGGTGCCGACTGTGGCGGGTCCTATATGGCCAGTGGCATCGCACCTGTTTCAGCGAGACGACGACGACACGACTTGGGCTGACCGGGATCTTCTTCGACCCGCCCTACCCGACTCACAAGGCGGACGGCAAGCGGTCGAGGGACGGCCATCTGTACAAGGGCGACGATCGGACTTCGACCGACGAAATCCGCGACAAGGTCCTAGCCTATTGCCTCAAGCATGGCGGCCATCCGCTCATGAGGATAGCCGTTTGCGGGTACGACACGGACGGCTACGCGATTCTCGAAAAGCACGGTTGGGAGTGCGTCGCCTGGCGAGCGCAGGGGGGCTATGCGAATCGAGCCGTCCGAGGCGGCCGCGTGAACAAGAACCGAAACCGGGAACGCATTTGGTTCAGTCCGCATTGTTTGCGGCCCAATGCGGACCTATTTGCCAACCTGAAAGCGTAGGAGCGTTTATGTCCGACTTCGTCCTAGTCGCACCGGCGGCCGCCCCGCAGATTACGCACCTGGAATTCGCCCAGGCTTGGGAGTCGTCGAACACACCGGCCGAGGTCAGCGAAAAGACCGGCATCGACACTCACCAGGTCAACATCATCGCCTGGAAGTTCCGCAAGAAAGGAATCAAGCTGAAATCGATGAAACGGGAGCCGGGGAGTACCGGCAAACCTAGCCCCTTCACGGACAAGCTCGACGTGGAGGCGGTCAACAAGTGGATGAACGAGCGAGTTTGAGGAGACTGGTCCGATGAACGACGCACAGAAGAACGCTATCGCCAGCGGCCTTGACGACCTGATCGCCGAACAACTCGGCGCCAACGTCAACGGCTATTTCCTGGTGGTACCCGACCAGAGCGGCGACCCGACCGAGGCCATGTTCTACGTCGAGGGGCCCCGACCCACGACAGGCGGCCCGCCGGTCGGAACGCCGAGGGGCGCGATCGGCTCGGTGCCTTGGGCCGGGACACGGGAGAATCCGCGGCAAATCACCATCCTTGGCGGCCTGGTCACCATCCGGGTCAACACGGATGGCTCGGTTGTGGCCATCGTCGGCAGTCAGACGATTACGATTTACTCGCCGTCGAACGACAATCAGTAACCAAGAGGCTTCCAGGTGTGGCGTCCGCCACACCTGGACGGAGGGCAAAGCCGTGAAAATGTCCGAGGCATGCGAAAACGACGACTGCGTACACTGCGACGAAGCAAACTGCGAATGCGGTTGCCACGCCAAAACGACCGTGTTCGACGATGAGGACGACGAGGACTTTCTCGACTCCGACGACGACAGCTATTGGTCCGACAGCGGTAGCGATTTCGACTGAAAAGACAAACCCCACCAGGGCCGCATCGCCCGGTGGGGTTCGAGTTGGTCAGAGGGGCTGACCGAAGAGAGAACTGAGCTACCGGCCATGCTAGGGCCGGTCCCTCTTCCGGTCAACCCTCCTACATAGCCCCAGGATGGGCAAACTCCACTACCCGGAGTTGGCGGGAGGAAATCGCCGTGAAGTCGGCGTACGGGGTCAACGCCCCTTAACCGCAGGTAGCGAGTGCCGCGAACCGATACAGCGGGCCTGGTCTGAAACGGCCAGGCGACCTGAGCCAAGCTCGGCTCAGCGGAGAGGGCCACGGACCGCCCGTGGAATGGAAGCCGCCGTAGGAAGGGCTGGGGGGAGGGGTTCTTGCGCTTTGACACCTAACTTGGAGGACGCGATGGCGAAGAGAAGAATGGCCGCGAGTCAGTTGAAGAAGCTGCTCGACGCGATGTACGAAAATTGGGGAGTGGACAGTCGCACCGGCCTGGCCGCCCTGATCATCGACGGGGTTCAAATGTGCGAAGCGATCGAAGTGCAGCTGCCGCCGGATGCACCGGTCCGGTTGCATGCGAAGGAGTTTCGGTCGCAATTCCGCCGACTGTTCGCCAGTGAGCCGACCGGCGGCATGAATGAAGTCCTAGACGCTGGCGGCGACCTGATGGCCGTATGCGACCTGTGCAACGGCCGGAAGATTGTCGAGTCCCAGGCATGGGTGCAGTGGCGCAATCAGTCAGAGAACAAGCCTGGTGAAACTATCCCGCCGCCGAATGAGCCGCTAAAGGCACGGTGCGGAAAGTGCAAGGGTATCGGCGTCGTCCTGCTGGAAGCCGGCTTGCTCCTCGCCAAGTGTATTCACCGAACGGAGATTGAGCCTTATGAGTGAGAAAGCCGCACTCATGAAACTAGCCGACCGCTCCGGCGTGGTGCAGAAGATGGCAGCGGCACACTACCTTGAAGAAGAGGGGTACGGGTCGGAAGCTGGATTGTACCGGGTGGCCAACGGCCTGGATGATCCTCGCTTCGACAAGGAGTTGCCCCATTGCCGCGAGCGGTCGGTACTTTGTCTCGAATACATTTCGATGCTCAAACAGTGCGGGAAGATCGACCCGCAGGAAGCATCGGCAGTGGCGGCCATGATCCTGGTATTTTGGCCGCAAGCCGAGGAGCGCTGGCGACTGCTTCATGAGGCGGCCGCCAGGCTTGAGAAAGAGGCCGGCGGGGTGGCGATCGAGTTGCCGCCACGGGCGCAAGACCTAAGAACGAAGTTTGCAGAGTTGAGAGAGCGATGGGCCGCTCAGAAGGCCCTACCACCAAAGGAGGCTGAGTGATGAAGTGGACCCTGAAAGCGCCAACAGCACCACACCTGTTGCTGTTCTGGCGGAAGCAAAGCCAACCTAAGACGGCCAGGCTGATTTGGACGATTAACTTCGATGGGGAGACGTTCGTCGATGACCCCCGGTACATGGGGGCGACGCGATCCTACGTCAGGCCGGCCGACTTGGGCGGCGAATGGTCCGACGAACCGATTAGCGACTTTGCGACCGTGTTGAAGCAGTTGGACGCCCCGCCGGCCCCCGAGCCGGACCCAATCCCGAAGGGACTGGAACCGGCTATAACGCCGCCAGGCGGCCCGCCTAGTGCGACTTCGACGCCGACTGCCGGCGAGTCTCACCCCGGAACTTCGGCCCCAGCGGCCCCAGCAGCTTCGACCAGCGCTCCAGGTCAGACGAAGAGTGCAGATTCCCCGGCGGCTCATCCGCACCAGTGAGGGCCGCCACAGCAGGGTTAGCGTTCGCCAGGGCGGCCTTCATGTTCAACCATGTTTGGCCGCCCTCTCCTGGTTCGGCATGTTCAGCCAGCCGCGTCCCGTACAAATTCTCGCCCGTTCGAGCCGTGTAGGCGAACTGCACACCAGGCCCCATCGCCGGAGCAATCAGCGATCGCCAAGCCTGGTCAACCATCTTGTCGGCGACGACGCCGGGCGGAGCTCCCTGCCTGGACTTCTCAATCGCAGCCAGGAAGCCGAGCGCACGCAGGCCGCGGCGGACCATCGACACCGGCGTAT